GACACATCAGCAGGTGTGACAGTTGACCCTTCTGCTGGTGCTGCAGGTGAAGATGATGGAACATTCTAACTTAACACACATACAATCATGCATACAGATTTCGCAATCATCCGAAAGGAAAACATCGACACCATTGTGTCCTCGGCTCCAGCCGCCTTCAACGAAAACGCTGTCAGCCGTGACCGCTGCATCGAAGCTGGCAAACAACTGCTGGCAAAGATGCAACAAGGCATGACCGACGAACTCGACCAGCAAGCCGCCATCTTCATAGAGAAAGCCCGAAAGACTATCCGAAAGATGAACGACAAGCGTTCACCGCTCACAAAACTCTTCGACGACATCCGCACCCAGTTCACAGGCATGGAGAACGCCATCGACCTTACAAAAAGCGGAACCGTCCCCTTCCTCATCCAGCAGGAACGCAACCGATACGCAGCCAAGAAACGTGAAGAAGAAGCGCAACGCCAGCGTGAAGCCATGCGTCGCCAGCAAATAGAACAAGCCAAAGCCAAGTACCGCTCCGACTGCGATAGCGACTACCGCAATGACTTCCAAGGCTTTCTTGATTTCCACATCGAAGGGCTGCAGGGACTGTTCACAACCGTTAGCCTCGACAACTACGAACAGCGTCTGGCTGAAATTCAAAATACAGTCCACTTTTTCCCTGAAGATTACACACAGACAGTACGTTCTTCCGCCCCGCTCCCACTGGCTGGCCTCATAGATGCAGACGAGTTGAAGCAGATACGTGAAGACACACTCCAGCAACTACTACCATCCTTCAAGAAAGAGTTCGAACAGGCAATGACAGCTGAACGCCAGCGCATCCTCGACCTCATGCCATCTAAGCGCCAGGAACTGGAAAAAGCCGCAAGCGCAAACGCAGAAGAAGCAGAACGCATCCGCAAGGAAATGGCCGAAAAAGATGCAGCAGAAGCTGCAAGGCTGGCCGAAGAACGCGCAAAGCGGGAACAACAACAGAGAAAGGAAGCAGAAATGCAAGCCAAACAGACTGAAATCAAAGGATTGTTCGATGCAGCCCAAATCTCCGCCCCAGCCTACCAGCCAAAGACACAAGTCAAAAAAAGACTCGTTCCCCTCAATGCCGAAGCTTTCCCTGAAATATTCAGCATGTGGTGGCTTTCCGAAGGCTGCAAACTTCCAATCGAAGAACTGACAAAGATATTCAAGAAGCAAATCACATTCTGCGAAAAGATGGCAAAAGAAGGAACAATCATCAAGTCCGAACACATCTCCTACGAAGACGAAGTCAAAGCAAAGTAACTGTGCCCTGCGGTTCTGCCGCAGGGATAAATAAAGAAAGCGCATGAGCTCCAACCCCGACACATACTATCACCGTAGTGAGGTCTCCAACTCAGACCTCACCACCCTCAAAAACCTTCTGCACCCTCGCCTCCAGTTCGGAGACCGCGAGACAGCCTTCCGATTCGGTAACCTCGTCGATGCCATCATCACAGAGCCGAAACGGGTCAACTTCTACACCCTCACCGTCGATGATGAACAGTACACGGAAGACGAGTTTCGCCATGCAGAGGAAATGTTCGGTGCACTTAGAAGGGAAGCGATAAAAGACCAGTTCCTCAATATCGTCCTCAATGAAGCCAACACGCAGCACATCATGGTGCGTCTGAACCAACGATTTGAGTATAGTCAGTTTCCCTTCATGCTTGATACACGGTGCAAATGGGACTGGTGGCTACCGAAAGAAAAGGTTGGTGTCAACATTGGCGGAGACCTCAAAACCACTTTCGCCTCAACACAGAAGGAGTTTGAAGAAGCCATTGACTTCTTCGACTGGGACCGCAGCCGCGCCTGGTACATGGACATTGCCGGCACCGACCGTGACTTCATCTACGCCATCAGCAAGAAAACAAACCGTGTCTTCAAGCACTTCATACATCGTGGCGATGCCACCTATGAGCGTGGACGTGCCAAGTATGAAGAACTGGCTTTCCAGTATTGGTGTCTTAACTTAAACTGCGCCTGACGCTTCTGCCGTCAGAACCCAACAGAAGAATATGACAGAACTTCAACATCATCTAAAAGTGCAGCCCTACCCCTACCAGCTGGAGGGCATACGCTTCGGGCTTCAAAAGCAACGCCTTATCATCGGCGATGAACCAGGCCTTGGCAAGACACTGCAATCCATCGGCATCGTAGATACAGCCAACGCCTATCCATGCCTCGTTATCTGTCCTTCCTCGCTAAAAATCAACTGGCAGCGCGAATTCGAGAAGTTCACCGACAAGAAAGCCCTCGTTCTCGACAATAACACCCGCACCACCTGGCCGTACCTGCTGCAAATGAAGATGCACCATGTCGCCATTGTCAACTATGAATCCCTGCGCAAGTTCTTCGTCTGGGACATCAAGGGCGGCAAGTCCTTTCGCCTCAAAGACGTTGTCTTCTGCCCACACATCAAACTCTTCAAGTCCATCATCATCGACGAATCACATCGTGTGAAAGACCCCTCTACCGGGCAGACCATCTTCACCAAGGGCATTGCAACAGGCAAACGCTGGTGCATACTCCTGTCAGGAACACCTGTGGTCAACCGTCCTGAAGACCTCGTCTCACAACTCTCCATCATGAACCGCCTGAGCGAGTTCGGTGGAAAGGGAGCTTTCCTCTCCATGTATGGCGACGGCGAGAACCTGAACGAACTTTCATCACGGCTCTATTCCTCCTGCCTCATCCGCAGGGAAAAGGCAAAAGTCCTGACGGAACTGCCCGAAAAGACACGCTGCGACCTCTACGTCGATATTTCCAACCGCGACGAATACAACCTTGCTGCCACCAATCTCGCTGAATACCTTCGCCAGTACAAGGAGTGCACCGATGTTGAGATACGGCGAAAAATGCGCATGGAAGCACTGGTCAAGTTCATGACACTACGCTCACTCTCAGCCATGGGAAAAGTGAAACAGGCCATCGACTTTACCCGAAACTTCCTCGCATCAGGCAAGCAGCTCATCATCTTCTGCTCCTATCACGACATCGTGGATGCCCTCTGCCGTGCCTTCCCTCATGCCGTCCGTGTTACAGGGCGTGACAGCCTCACGGCAAAACAAGCTGCCGTCGATGCCTTTCAGTCCGGCCATGCCAGGCTCATCATCTGCTCCATCAAGGCTGCTGGTGTCGGCCTCACCCTCACAGCATCGTCCAATGTCGCTTTCGTGGAATTCCCATGGACCTATGCCGACTGCTGCCAGTGCGAAGACCGTGCACACCGCATCGGACAACGTGACAACGTGACCTGCTACTACCTCATTGGCAGGGCAACCATCGACTTCGCGCTCTACAACATCATCCATCGTAAAAAGTCCATCGCAAGCCAAATCATGGCCTCCGACGATGACATTCCAACCTCCGAAGCCTACTTCGACGAACTGGTCACCTCATTATTCACTGTGCCCAACGGTTTTGCCGACGAAACAGAAAAAAACACTGTACCCGACGGTTTTGCCGACGAGAAAACAATAACATCATGGAAATAAGCAAGACAGACATCAAGAACATCATCCAGTTTCTCATCGATGGCACCACCCTCACGGAACAGGAAGTAGCACGTAAACGCAAGATGGGGGTTGGCACACTACGTTTGCAAAATCGCATAAGGCGCATGCGCCTTATGACAAAAAAACTATCAAATAACTTAAAAAAACAACAAGACAATGACAAAAAATGACCTCGCTGACGAAATGGTCAGCAACACAAGACTTACGAAGTCTCAGGCTCTTGAAGCCATCGAAGCACTCATGCATTCTGCCACAAGGGCATTCTTCCGTGGAGAAAACATCTATCTCCGTGGATTCGGAACATTCCGCATTGAGCAGCGTGCCGCCAAGACTGCCCGCAACATCACCCGTGGAACCTCTGTCACCGTACCTGAACGTAAGGTCGTGAAGTTCATTCCCTGCAAGGAACTGAAAGAACAGGTAAAGTAAAGTGTGCCGTGCGGTTTTACCGCATGGAAGTAATAACCCAATAAAAATTTTTAAGTATGATTCAAAAAGTATTAGGACAGGACATTGCCGACCTTGAAGCCCGAAAGAACTTCCTCATCGACAATGCAGACAGCGTGGTGGAAATGGACTACCACAAAGCATTTGATTCTGATGAACTGGCAAGGAAGAAGACTGAACTTTCCGAGACGTGCATCCGTATCAATGACATCGAAGAAGACATCAAGGATTATCGTGCAAACATGAACCTTGAACTGAAACCGCTCAAAGAAACACGCACGGCTCTACTTGCTGACATCAAGTCCAAAGGTAAGACGGTGCGCGAGAAGTGCTATTGCTTCATCGAGCGAGAGGAAAAGATGGCTTGCTTCTACAATGCAGAAGGAATCCTCGTTTCCTCACGTCCGGCAACACGCGAGGAACTGCGCCAGCCAACTCTTTTCACCGTCCAGCGCAAGGCGGCTAATGAGTAGTTAAGTATGTCGCCATGTCATGGCGACCAGTCAATAACAATTAAATTCAAAAAAACAAAATGAAACAGTACACAGGTACGAAGACCATCAAGGCTATGCCGATGGCAAAGAGTGAAGCAGAACAGAAGTTGAACCGCACGATTGACTGCAAGGAGTCTGAGGGCTATTTCATCCAATATCCTGATGGCTATCAGTCATGGTCGCCTAAGTCTGTGTTTGAAGAGACTTACATGCCTTCGGAAACACGGCTCGACCGTATGCGTATTGAGTTCGCCCAGGTACGCGACAATTTCCTGAAGGCTACGGCTTTCATGCTCACAGAGGATTTCCGTGCGCTCCCGCAGAAGTCTATGGACAGGCTGGTCAATCAGTCCAATGCCATGTCGGGCTATCTTGCCACACTCGCACAGCGCATCGACGATGCAAAGGAGGAAATGCGCTCAAAGGAAGCACAGGACGCGCAACTGGCTCAGAAGAACGAAACCGATTCAATCATTGGAACTACCATCATTGATGCTGGTCGCTGCAATGAAGGTGAGAATGAGCCTGACATGCCCGGATGCAAGAAACTTATGCTTGCTGATGGCTCACACGTTTGGGTCAAGCCCATTCTTCCCAACGTCGTTTCACGTAGTCTTTCCACACAAGGAGAATAAACAACTTTATCAACAATCAAAATCCACAAAACAATGGACACAGAGAAATTAAACATCAACTTCGCCGAGGGCGAAACCGTAAAGGAACTGATCATTCGTGAGACCAACCACGTCAACGAGCCGCTACCCATCTTGGAACCTAAGAAGGTTGGCATCACTGGTACAATCACGGCACCATACGTTTTCCTTCAGAAGCGTTGGGATGCACCAATGGATTCAAAAGAAGAAGTTCCGCAGATTGACCATGCACGGACTCACATCGTCGTTGACCGTGACAACCTGAAGATGATGCTTGTCTGCAACGAGACCGACGAGCGCAACATCATGACCGTTACGGGCAAGATTGAGTTGTCTCGCCAGTTCAAGGCTTTCGGTGTCAATATGGACGTTCAGTTTATGCCCGAAGACCTTGCAAACTTCTTCCGCATCAACCGCTCCTACTTCAAAGACCGTGCCGAGAACATGGTTCTCGTTTCCAACCTGAAAGCCTTCCGTGCCAAGATTGAGACCGAGGTCGAGCGTGAGAAGAAGGATAACGGCTCAGTCACCGATGTCTATAAGAAGGTGGTCAACTCCAACCTCCCTGATTCCTTCAAGGTCTGCATACCCATCTATAAGGGTGCTGCTCCCGAAGAGATAGAGATTGAGGTCATTGCAACCGTCAACGGGCGTGATGTGGCACTGGAATTGATTTCACCTGATGCTGAATCCATCGTTGAGGAAGTGCGCGACCGCCTCATTGACGAACAGATTAACCTTATCAGGGAGTTCGCTCCTGAGATCCCCATCATCGAAGTGTAATGAGCAATCTCCGACAAACCTTTGAACAGATGCTTGCGCGACAAAGAACAAAGTCGCGCAAGCGTCCTGACGATGAAGAGCACCGCATCCAGTGCGCTTGCCTCCAGTGGTTCCGCTATCAATACCCACACTGCCGCCACAACCTCTTCGCCGTCCCAAACGGTGGCCATCGTGACAAGGTGACTGCTGCCAAGATGAAGGCAGAAGGCGTACTCCCCGGAGTCGCAGACCTCATCCTGCTCAAGCCCAACGCACATCACGGCGCACTCCTCATCGAAATGAAGACACGCACGGGTCGCCAGGCCGACACGCAACGCTCCTGGCAACGACTCATCGAGCAAGACGGCTACAAATACGTCGTATGCCGCTCACTCTACGACTTCATGCGCGAAATCAACAACTATCTATCCGATTCCCACCTCCCTGGCAATTCCAAATAAAAACCCTAAAGCCATGCATAACTACTTCCCACACGACAGCAACGCGCGAAACGATGAAAAGCTCATACGCTTGCGAATGCAACACAAATCAGCAGGATATGGAGTTTACTTCATGATACTCGAAAGAATGCGCGAAGAAAACGACTACATGTGTGCCAAAGATTACAACTTGATAGCCTTTGACCTACGTGAAGACGCTGCACTCGTAAAATCCGTTGTCGAGAACTATGGGTTATTTGAATTTACTGAAGACAATAAGTTCTTCTACTCCAAGTCGTTCCTCGAAAGAATGGGTAAAAGGGAATCTATTAGCAAGACAAGGGCGGAGGCAGGAAGAAGAGGAGGTGAAGCCACCGCAAACAGCCGCAAACAGACCAGCACCAATACAGACACCCAGGCACCGCCCTGCGACACCTCTGACGCTGATGCTGTGCCGCCATGCGAGACTCCAAAACCAGCCACAAAAGGCAAAACCAAGCTCACCTACAGCGACTTTGAAGGCTGGCTGCAAAAGAACGCGCCGGAACTCACCCGTATGAGACCACCCAGCGAAGATGGATGGACGGAAATCAAGTGTCTCTATGGCACCCTGCGCCGCCTCGAACAAGCCTGTCTCGAAATCGCAGCCAACGAACCCTTCCGCAAAAAATGGAAGTACTTCACCGTCGCACTCAAAAAATGGAAAGAGCACGAACAGCGTCTCAATCCACAAAAAGCCAGACTTGAAGAAGAAGCCATCCAGCGTGAACTCGAAAGGAAAGCTTGGGAAAAGGAATACGAAAAACGAGTTGCAGAAGCCGTACCACCACCTACAACAAAAACAAAACAAGTTTCACCTGTGACTGACAACAGCCACCATTAACACCTGTAAAATCATTATGAAACAAGAACTTTCAGAAAACCAAGAAGCAAGGGTGCACACCGCCACCCCGTCACTCGAAGCCGTTGACCTTGGCTTGCCATCTGGACGTAAATGGGCAAATATGAATCTTGGAGCCAACACTCCTAACGAAAGCGGACTCTATTTCGCATGGGGTGACACTGAGGGGCATGAGGATGGTAGTGATGACACATTCTATCGGTCAGACTACGAAGATAGACCAGCATCGAAGATAGATACTGATCTGCCGCTTGAACACGATGCCGCTCACGCTATGCTTGGTGGCGACTGGCACATGCCTACGAAAGAAGACTTCCAAGAACTTTACGACAACTGCAAACGTAGTTGGGTCGATGTGAAGGGAAAGAAGGGCTGTCTATTCACCTCTAAGATTAACGGCAATTCTATTTTCTTGCCTGCTGCTGGCTACTACTATGGTACGTCGCTCTACAGTCGTGGTTCCCTCGGGAGCTACTGGTCTGCCTCGTTCCGCGGTAGTTCCGGCGCATACTACTTGTACTTCTATAGTTCGAATGTCAGTCCGCAGATCTACGACACTCGGTACTATGGTTTCTCGGTTCGTGCTGTTCAGTAACTTGTCTGTTCCCCATCAGAACGGACACCATTCTTCTTCGCTCCCCAGCCACCGCCCTCCCCAAGAGGGCGAGGCGGGGATGCAAGAAGAATGAATCCACAATCAGAAAAAACTAACTAACATCAAAACATCAGAATTATGGCGACAAAAATAGAATGGACTGAAAGAGTGTGGAACCCAGTAACGGGATGCACACCAAGAAGCGAAGGATGCTTCAACTGCTACGCTAAGACAATGGCTTTGCGGCTGAAAGGCATGGGACAAAAGAAGTATGCCAACGGCTTCATACCGACAATACACCACGAAGCACTCAAAGAACCTTACGAATGGAAGCATGGCATGGTGTTCGTCTGCTCCATGAGCGACCTCTTCCATGATGATGTTCCCTTCTCCTTCATCAAAAAGGTCATGGAGACTATACAGGACAACCCACAATGCACGTTTCAGGTTCTTACGAAACGTGCTGAAAGGATGGCTGAGTTCTTCACCTACGAGTACGAGGTTCCTAAAAACGTATGGCTGGGGGTCTCTTGCGAAAGTGCCAAACACTACGGAAGAATTTTCCACCTGAAACGCATCATCGCAAACGTCCGCTTTGTCAGTTGCGAACCGTTATTAGGAGATATGCGGGATATTACGCTTGATGGCATCGACTGGCTCATCACGGGGGGAGAATGTAGCAACCGCGCCCGTCGCCCGTCCCCGGATTGGTTTCGTGTACTCCGTGACCGCTGCATTGACACCAACACGGCTTTCTTCTTCAAGCAATGGGGTACATGGGGCGAAGATGGTGTAAAGCGAAGTAAATACAAGAATGGTTCTTTGCTCGATGGCAGGGAGTGGAAACAATTACCTAATTTGTAAGAACATGGCTTTTGACAGAACACCCTACCAATGCCCCTACTGTGGCAAATGGTGCACAGGAGCAATCAGTTTTCGCAAGCACATCGGCAGCGAGGCTTGTAAGAAAGAACAACGAAAGCAACAAATAAGTAGAAGTAATGATAGAACCTGACAACACATATAACATGGATTGTCTTGAAGGGCTGAGGCTCATGCCATCCGACTGCATCGACTGCTGTATCACGTCACCACCTTACTACGGTCTGCGGGACTATGGTGTTGATGGGCAAATCGGACTGGAGCGGTCACCTGAAGAATATATAGAAAGACTCACTGAAATCTTTGCCGAAGTGTTGCGTGTCCTAAAACCCGAAGGCACCTTGTGGCTCAACATTGGAGATAGTTATGCAGGGAGCAACAAAGGGGCAGCTCGCTATCCCGATAACGCTAAGAAATACAAGCAGGGTTCCAATCGTGGAACTCTCAATAACCGTACTGCCTATAAGTACATCACATCATGTAAGGATAAAGACCTGATAGGCATACCGTGGATGCTGGCCTTCTCCCTGCGCTCTCTTGGTTACTTTCTCCGTCAGGATATTGTTTGGTATAAGCCCAATGCAATGCCCGAAAGTGTCCGTGACCGTTGCACCAAATCACACGAATACATCTTTTTGCTATCAAAATCCAATCGCTACTACTTCGACTCAGAAAGCATCAAACAACCAGCAAGGTCGAAGATACGTTCCAAGATAGTGAAGCATCGTAAGGTGGACTTTCATGTGCCAGGCAACAACTACAAAACCTTTCAGGGCAACAACATCCCAACGTCGTCACTGGTCAATAAACGTGACGTGTGGATTCAGAATACCAAACCGTCAGGCTCTAACGTACACTTTGCCGCCTATCCCCCTGCGCTTATCCGTGATTGCGTTCTCGCTGGCTGTCCTGTGGGTGGAATAATCCTCGATCCATTCATGGGGACTGGCACAACGGTCATGGTAGCACTCCAGTATCAACGTCACTACGTAGGCTTTGAACTCAACCCTGAATATTTCCCAATTATTAAACAGAAAATTCAAGTAACCCCAAATATGTTTGTATGAAGAAAATCACAATCACCCTCTACTCTCCAAAAGAGTTATGGCAAAAGTTTTGGAACCGTGTCTTTTGGCCTCGTCGCAAAAAATGTGCAGAATGGCTTGAATATGGACAGTGCGAAGTAGAGCATGCAATTATCAGTGAAGTCCTTTGTAATACGGAAGAACTCGGTATAGATATAGACTTTAATGAGTTAACGAAACTGGAACTGGCAATCAAGCCAAAGATTACAGAAGCATTTGATAAATTAAGAAAAGTCATAACAACCCCGTTAGAACTATGAAGATACTTGAACTTCCACTTAAAAAGGAGTGGTACAATATGATTGAGAGCGGAGAGAAACGCGAAGAGTACAGGGACATTACACCCTACTGGGAAAAGCGGCTGCTCGACTACAAACGTCTGAAGCAGTATGTTGAAGACAACTACAAAGAGCTGATGACAAAGAAAATCCTTTTCCCTAATCGGACAACCCTTGAAGGTGCAGACCGTGTCTTTCCTCGCGGATATACTCACGTTCGATTCCGTTATGGCTATACCAAGCGAACCATGCTCTTCTGTCTCGACAGCATCACAATGGGCTTTAACGGCAAACCTGAATGGGGTGCGCCTACAGATAAACCAGTATTCATCATTAAATTTCACTAACAACTATGGCACAAGAAACAGTACTGCAATCCATCATTGCCCACATCTTCGGGCATAAGTATTATGTGAACATCGTCAACACACGCGGCACAAACCGCTGTGAGGCAACGTCATTCATCCACCGCTCAAAGGATGATGCAATGCGCCACCGTCTTGAAATTGAGTCCACCCGCTCGTTTCTCTACATTGAGACCGTTTCCTTCCGTTCACACAAGGACTATTAGTGTGTTCGATGGTTCTGCCATCGAGAGTTAAAACATAAAACAACCGTTTCACCCTTTCAGATTATCTTCGCACTATGATTAGAAAATTCCGTCTTTGGCTATTAGGTGTGTGGCGATGGTATCGTCACCGCTCCCTCTATGTCATTGCCGACCCGTCCGACAACTCCGTCACCCTCTCCCGTGCCCTCTTTGACCACATGGACGTGATGAACCAAGAACAGGCAAAGGTCTTCATGTTCTCCGTAGGTGACGGCTCTGCCGGAACTGGCATATATGCCTTCACACTCAATCCCGACATCCAGCAGCCCACATGCCTGGCCGACATCCAGTATAACAGCAAGCACCGCTCCATCGGCTTTGAATCTCTCTGCCCTACCGTCAATCGCATCTTCTACGATTACGGAATACCCTACGACCACCCTGTCAAACTATCCGTCGAAACAGCCACTGTGCCCGTCGGTTCTGCCGACGGAAAACCATTCACCTACTACAAAATACTACGGCCTCATGACATCACTGCTTCCTAACTCCCGCCGTCCTGATGTCATATTCCACCCTAACGGTCGCATCGACATCACTGCCCGCATTGCCAAGGTGCTGCAACTGCAAAATGGCGATGTGATTGATGTGGCTGTCTCGTATGACGAATACCTCCTATATGTGCGCCTACGCGCTGCCGAGTGCGTTGGTCGCTATGAAGCCACAGTCCACCCAACTAACAAGGGGAAACACGACAGTAACAATTTCAGGGCATACTCACACAGGCTTTACACGTCCATCAAACAAGTGTCTCGTGTATCAGACAACCGCCCTATACGACTCCCTGCTGGTTCTGCTGTTATCTTGGGTCCAAATGGTAGTACGGCCGTTCATCTCATCACACGCCACCCTCTATAAAACCTCTCCAAAATATGATTAAGGAAATAAAGTACAACGGCTTCACAGCCACACCATCCGACTACGAAGCACCAGACGGAGACCTCGCAGCAGCCATCAACCTCGTTCCCGAAGACGAAGCCTTCCATCCGCTGACCACCCCAAAAACCATCCTTGAAGACCTCGGCACCTGGGAAGTCCTCTACATCCACAAAGTAATATCAGGGAGTGAATACATCACTAATTACATCCTCTACGACCCTGAAGAAGAAGCACTCCTCTACCGCCACGGGCGCATCACATATTACATCATCGACAGCTACTTTCCACACCCCATTCAGGTCGCCGCCATCGGAAACATACTCACCATACTACTTTCCGACGACATACGCTACTTCCGATGGGAAAATGCACAATACACCGTCATCGGTTCATTGCCACCTTTCATACCACTTGCCTTCGGATTACGGGGCACACTCGCATACAAGGACTACACCTTCACGGCCAGCGGAGAATACGAATCAAGCTTGTCCGCGATAGAAGCATTCACACCACTATTCAAACAGAACATCAACGCAAACATGAATGCCTTCATCGCCGAGAAAGCCACCAACGCCGGACGCTTCATATTCCCTTTTTTTGTCCGATATGCCTTCCGTCTCTACGACGGAACACTCGCGCGCTTCTCACCCCCTATACTGATGAAAACCGACGGAGCCACACCATACATGAGGGAGTACTACTATAGCTTCAACAGAAACGATGACAACAGAAATTACTTCACTTGCTCACAAACATACGTCCTCTTTGCACTCGTCCACGACCTCTACTTCAAAATCAACGATGAGGCAGCACTCGAAGCACTGAGGAAATGGAAAGACATCATCCAGTCTCTCGACATATTCATCTCCAGCCCCATCTACACCTACGACCAGAACGGAGCCATCGACGCACAGCAGACTGACTACACATCCAAAAGCTCTGTCTGCCAATACGGAAACAACGCTGGCTATGGCAGCGTGTCGCCACTCTCAGCCTACCTCGCACAGAACAGCCATGACGAGGAGAACAGGTCAGGCTTCTTCCGCCTCTATAATACCCCCATCGATGCCCTACCCATAGCACGCAACTACAACGACATCCGTAACGACTACCGCAATAACCAGAACTTCTACCTGCTCAAGCAAATCAACATCGACGACCTCACCACCAACGACACAAAAATCGACATCACAGCATCTTACCTCGCCGCACTCACATCCAAAGAACGAATGGCCGGCGACGCTACCGCTACCAACGACACTTCCATTGCCTCCTGTGCTTTCGTCTATAACGCCAGGCTTTTCCTTGCAGGCATGCGCAAAAAATACTTTCAGGGATTCCCTCTCGACACATCATGCTGCCGGGGAACAGGCATGAGCGACACAAACCAGCAGCAACGCCAATACCAGTGCCGCATACTCCTGAGAGACGGCTCACGCGACATCGTAATCCAAAACAATGCCGCACAACTCGGAACCAGCCTCTTCACCCTCACAAACGGCGATGGAGGACGTACCACATTCTTCTTCTACTACCCCAACACCAATGCCAAAACAGCATACATCAACCCCGTCGGAACCGACACTTGGTACAAGCTGCCACTCACCGCACACGACTTCCTCAACGGAGCCTACTACCTCAAAGTACCAGAAACCATTCCAGAAACCATACCCGTAGAACAGGTACCCGCACCCACTGCTGATGAAGAATCGCTCATGCTCCCCATCTACTACTCCGATCCTGACAACCCTTTCGCCTTCCCCTATTCCACAACCGTCGGAACAGGAACCGTCATGGCCATCGCCGCCGCCACAAAGGCTCTCTCACAAGGGCAGTTCGGACAATTTCCTCTCTACGCCTTCACGACCGAAGGAGTCTGGGCACTCGAAATATCATCCACAGGAACCATATCGGCACGCCAGCCCGTCACGCGCGACGTATGCATCAACCCCAAAAGCATCACATCCATCGACACCGCCGTAATCTTCGCTACCGACCGGGGCATCATGCTCCTCTCTGGAGCAGAAAGCCGCTGCATCTCCGACAGCATCGACTCCCCCCTCCCCCTCACCGCTACATCCATCCAGGGTCTCAGTTCCGTATGTGGCGATGCCATCGCCACCATCAGCGACTTCGTCCCATTCAGGCAGTTCCTCCAGGAATGCAGACTGCTCTACGACTACATACACCAGCGCATCATCGCCTACAACCCTTCCCTGCACTACGCCTACATCTACTCCCTCAAATCAAGACAATGGGGAATGATGCAGTCCGACATCGAGTACCACGTCAACGCATACCCCGATGCCATCGCGGTCAAAGCCGAAAATCCTGCCGACCCGGAAGAAGACCCCGTGCACGAACTCGTCAACTATTCAGAAACGGAACCCGACACCACGCCGCCAACCCAAATCATCATCACACGTCCCATCAAGCTCGATACACCCGACCAGCTGAAGACCATCGACACCATCATCCAGCGTGGCTACTTCCGCAAAGGACACGTTAAGACCATACTCTACGGCTCCCGTGACCTCTTCAGTTGGCACCTCGTCGCGTCCTCCACAGACCACTACCTCCGTGGATTCCGTGGCACACCCTACAAATACTTCCGCCTCGCCCTCATCTGCTCTCTCCAAAAAGACGAAAGCATATCAGGATGCACCATACAGTTCACGCCACGCCTCACAGCGCAGCCCCGATGACAATCCTGCCACAGCAGACACAATACAACAAAAGTAGTTTTGTTTTCATGAAAGGTTAGTTTTAGTTAGGTTTTATAAGTGAAGAAAGGCATCCGTCCGTGAGGATAGATGCCTTTCAAATTTGCCACTGTGCCCAGCGGTTCTGCCGCTAAGTGGTGTCACTGTGCCCAGCGGTTCTGCCGCTGGCTTCAAAACGGATTCATTCTCCGTCTCACCCTCCCGACCCGGAAGTTCAGGTTAGCAGTTATCTGAAACTCCAGTTCCAGAATCTTCACCTGCCAGTTCTCCTTCGCATCCGGCTTCGTGATACTCATCCAGTCTGCCATCACCTTGCACACCAGCAGCTCGTGGATAAGCTTCTCCAGCAAGTTCACCGTGCTTTGAGCGAAATCGTCAGGAACACGCAACCGCAGAACGTAGGTTGCAGGAGCGTTCAGGGTATCGTCGGCCTCCGTCTCGTCACCTACCGCAACCTTGCTGTAGGGATAGCACAATTCAACACACTGTGCAAAGGCCAAGTCAAGAACACGGTTGACCCTGTCCACGTTGCCATCCTCACCAACATCAATGACCTGATGACGCTCATGCTCGTCTTTAACGGGCATGATGTCGCCCTCAACCCACGCATAGTTACGGATGTCGTAGAGCAGTTCATCACGCTTGAACGTGATAGTCACTCGCTTCGTCCACTCTTTCTTAAACATAGTCCCTTGCTATTACAGTGCCCAGCGTTTTTGTTGCAGGATTAAGTGGTCTCTGGAGCATTATACTTCGGGCGAATACGCTTGTTGATGGCCTCGCGCACTTGCTCGATGTTCTGCTGGGCGATGTTCACATAGTCGGCGGCATCGGCCTTGTCCGTGATGGTAAACCAGTCAGCAATCGAAGTGTTCACAATGAACTGGTGGCAGCCTGCCGTGATGGCCGCTACCGTAGCCTGATTGTAGTTCGATGGCATCTTCAGATTCAGCACCAGCGTCTTGTCGGTGTCAAGTCCAGTCTCGTCAGCACCTTCAAGGACGTTGTTGCCCGTCAACTGGTTCTCGTCCAGATACTCACTCAACTTGCTCTTCAGGTTGCCGAAGGCATTGTAAAGACTGCGGAGAATCTGGTTGCCGTTCTCCTCATCGTCACTGGCCATCATGTTGGCTACCTCTTCGTGGTTTTGACCATTCTGACGGCTGCGGCCTGTCAGATACGTCTTGTTCTGTATGTCGTACAGCATTTCAGACACATACAGGGTGATACTTACATTTTGTTTTGCCATAATAGATAATTATTTAAAATGGTGAAAAAAATTATTCAGACAGAACAGAGGGTTTTGTCCGCTTGGGCTTCTTCCTGTAATAAATCTTACGCATTACGTCACCCATCATGACCGTTGCCTCTGCTGCGTAACTCTCAGCCTCGCCCTTGTTCGTGAACTTATACCACTTGCTCACGACAGCATTCACGAAGAAACTGAACAGGCTTGTATTGATGCTACCCGTCAGCGTCTCGTCAAAGCTGCTGCTCAGTTCCAGCTCCAGGTCGAAACTTGTGGTCGATGGCTCGCTCACATCCTTCAGAAAAGCTTTCAGCTGCTCCGTCACGACATCACAAGCCTCAGTCCAGAAACGCTCCAGCATCAGCTGGTCCTCAGCCGTAGTGAAGATGCGCTCGTAGGCACTGCCGTCACTATCCATTTTTGCGCCCGTGTAACTCGTGGTCTTAGCCACCTCGTCATACACCTCCGCCTTGTTGATGGTAAGAGTTATATCAATCATAATGCAAAAATAATGTATTAAGACATCTTGTCACTTTTAAGTATTAACCGCCAAGCCTTCCGACCTGCATCACAGCAACTTCGACCGCCACGGCAACTATTTCTTCTGCACCCGTTCTACCCTCCCGAGGACAAACCCGACAAAGACACACCCGAGACAAACAAGCACCGCCTTGCCGTAATACTTCCAGGTCTTGCTCTCCTTCACTATCACTGTTCGGGTGATTGTCCGTTTCTCCACCCGTGCTACCTCCTTGTGGTGCTCATTCACAGTGGCAGAAATAGCAACCTCCTGCGGCTTTGTCGTCAAAGTATGGTGCAACCCCGCTTCATCCACCCACGCATCACTTTCAGCCAGCGGATTCTCCAAATGGGACGTGTCACCAACAGAGACAACGGAATGCCCTACAAACAAAGGCACATCATAGTACACCGTGCAAGGCACTTCCACCACCCACTCCTTTTCAGTTACCGACACGCTATCCTTCGTGTCCGTACTCTCCGCACATCGGCACGACTTGCAGCCAAACAGCAATGCGGAACAGGCCATCGCAACCACATACACCATGACGGTCTTAACACCAGCCATTACCAAACGAAGAAACATCACTTTTTCAAATCTATCCTTATACATAATTTATTATTCTTTAAAAATTTGGGGAAGCGGTCTTCACAGATGGCTTCCACCTTACGGTTAAAAACAAACTCCAATCATTTAACTAACCTTTTTATAAAGCATTCCTACGAATACTTTATGTCATTGATGCGATTCTTCCAACCGTTCAGCCACTTCTTTTGTGACGGATTCACTCGGGCGATACTTTCGACAAAATCAAGCCTTGCTTGCTTGATTTGTCCGAACAAGCCAAGCGGACTGCGGCCATTCACGGCAGCGAGGGTCTTCTTGCCCACAATGCCATCAGCCACCACGCCAAGCAACTTCTGTGGCTTGGTGATGCCATAACTACCACTTGCCCAGACCCAATCAACCAAGATGTTCGCCACAGGCTGGCTTTCTATCTCGTCAGCCTTCCATTTGTCCCAGTACAAGGTCTTCAGAACGTCCTTCCATGTCTCGTATGGAATATTCTTCAGGTTATCCACAGTGGGGGCGCTAATGCCCTTCAGCTTGCAATATTTCCTGTAAGCATTCAGCGTGACACCCGTCTGTGTGGCTCCGCCCATATCTTTCGGGTCGTTGGCAAAGCCATTCTTGCGGCGACGATTGAAGAAGTTGCCGTTGGTCTCGTAAGGCTGCTGTTTGCCCCCGGCCTCCCACTTGATGATAAAGGGAATGAGTTTTTCTATCTGTGCCATATTTTTTTATTGTACATTTATGCACTATATTTTTTGTTTTGGGAATGACTTTGGGAATTTGGGAACGGTTTTGGAAAAATGAAATCTTCATTTTTCCCCACCACAGCCCCATTTCCCCATTCAACCATCCCTTACCGACATGATGTATATCCACACAGCAGTGAAAAGCACCGCCGCGAGCATCTGTTCTATATAATCACTCATGGCTTACCTCCTTTCCGTAAAGAACTTCCTCCACATCATCTTCGCTGATTTTCAGCTTTGATGCAATCTCGCCCGTCATGGCCTTCCGCAGCAGCTTCAGCAGAGGAATGTGTGGATACAGGATTATCATGGAGGCCAGACTACTCCAGAACTCTACCAGCACGATGGCCGCACCTACAAGGGAAGCGGTCAAAGTTGTTCCCGCAAAGCGGTCAAGCCCCACGAACACGAACATTGCACAGCCATAGACAGTGACTTTGTCAATCGTCAGCCGCGCCAGCTCCGAGAGGGCAAACTGGCCACGCCGAAGACTAACCCAAATGCCGAAGACTGCATCCATCAGCGTGACCGACGCAACAAGAAAGCAGACGAAACTATGGCCAGCAAAATAGTCGGCAATAATCAGGGAAAAAGCAATAAGCCATCCTTCTATAGTCCGAAGGATGAGAGTAAGCTTGTCAAAGAAACGTGTAAGCATTGCCAATTTTCAATTTTCAATTTTCAATTTTCAATTTTCAATTCTCAATTTTCAATTTTCAATTCTCAATTTTCAATTTTTCTAATGCTCTCTCATACTCACTCCAGTCAATGCCATCCTTACGCGCCCAACCGCTGGTGATGGTCTGCTTGATGTGGTTCCGGGCTGCAGTCCAGAAGTTGCGCAGTTCGCTCACCGTCTCAAAAGTAACATACTCCGGCACTTCATCTGTGCCAAACTTGAACGTTTCAGGCAGTGACTCGCCACCTGTCTGAACGGCCATGTCAAAGGCTGACTTGTAGTTGAACTGGTTCTCACTGGATAGCCATACCTTGTGACCGTTCCACACAAAGCCCTCGATAATCTTCTGCTTCGTGGCCTCGTTGATGTCACGCACAACGGCTTCTTTCACTTGTTCCAAACTCGGATTCGGGGTCTGCTTCTTGTAGAAATAAACCTCGTTCCATGTGTAATGTCCTTCGTCGGCTGCTTGTAAGTCGTAACCGATGATGATGCGACTCGCATCCTGTCTCACTGGTGCGTAGTCGGATATGATTCCAAATGTTCTGTTCATGTTCTCTGTGAATTAAAGGGTTTGACTTCTTCATTTTCGACATATCACTGTCGTATGGAGCAATTTGCAGGAACTCATTGCGCATGAACAACTCTTGACGCAAATTGAAGGAGGAATAGTGTATCATCATGCCGAGATAGGAATTGACCGTCCTGAACACCTTTTCAGCGTCTGTAAAATCTATCTCACCAATGTTTGACCTCACTCTGCGAAGCGACTGGTTCGACACATAAATCCTGTATGGCTTGATGTAGGCACCAAGGAACTCAACACCCTGCTCTATGTTGCAGACGTGCAACTTGCCCATGTGCAAATCAAGACCAAGTTCGGATTTCAGGAACTGACGTATCTTAGGAACAAGAGACAGCATCCAGTCCTTGTCACAACTCACGATGTAAGCATCATCAACATATCGCCCATAGTGCTTGCAGCGAAGGTCACGCTTCACATATTGGTCGAACACGTTCAGATACACGTTGCTGAACAATTGACTGGTAAGGTTGCCAATGGGCAGACCGCATCCTTCTTCTGTGAAGAAAAGGCTCTTGCTCCTGTCAAGGCCAAGCCAGTTAGACCATGAGCCTACTATCTCACAATTCAGTTTCGGATCGAGTGTCACAATCTCACGGGTCAGCCATAGAACAAAGTCCATGTCTATCACGTCAGACCATGTGGCACTGCTACCATTCATCACCTTGTGGGTACTCATCTTCTCTAACGAATGGGTGGCTATGTCTAAGAGCCGCTGCCTGTTGATGTGCATGAAGTAACCACGGATGTCAAGTTTCAGAACGTAGCACGTTTCCGTGTAGTTCTGACTCTCCTTGCGGATATGGCTGTCAAGACGTTCTATGCCATAGTGGGTGCCTCTGCCCTTGATGCAACTGTAGGTGTCCTGTATAAAGGTACGTTCAAAGAGTTGGCTGGTATAGTTGTAGTATAGGTGATGCACAATCCTATCTACAAACATTGCGGCAAATACTTCCCGCTTCTTGGGATAATCAATGATGAAGCATTTGGATGGATGGGCAATATACGTTCTGTTAAGCAGGGCATCACATAGTTCTTCGAGGTTCTGATGAAGGTGTTTCTCAAATTGAACAACGTAGGACATGCTCGCCTTGTGCTTCCTCGCATCGTAGAAAGCAACATACAAGTCGCGCATCAAATCCTGCCGGGTCAGTTTATATCCCATATCCTTTGTCTTGTATGTTGCGGCATTGCCGCAACCATTCCCTACAGACGAGTGCTGAACAGCACGAACCGAGAAACCATAGTACCGATTGTTGTTGTTCTGCGGATTGACATTCGAACTATTGAAGTTCAAGTTGTATGCGTTGGAACTATTGTTGAACGAGGCAGACCAGTAGTTCCCGTTGGAACCACGATTGTTGAGCGACGTACCATTGTAGTTGCCAGCAGCAGGCAAGAAAATCCGTCTATCGGCTATCACCTATCACGATGGAATGAAGGAATCACTTACGCAAAGCCAACAAGCATCTTTTGTTTTTCTCATGGCCTACGGACACAAGACGAATAGCCTATGAACTTGTCTGTTATTCTTGTTTCTGATTATCTCATATTTCTGTTCCGTATGTCGCTATCTTATAGCGACCTCAAAAGAGTGCAGCCAGTTGTTGTTTCAACAGGCTGATAAACGACATGCATTCCATCGGGGTTCTCGACTCCAACGGAAAACTCAATACTTGCTGCATCACCTGAGTAATACTACGGGGAGAGGCTTGAACGGCCTCATCGGGTGATACTCCTTCGCGTTTTGGCTTGTCTTCCTGAATGGCGATTGACTGCTTCCATTCATCAAAGGATTGCTGAAGCAACTCGTATGAAATGGGGGTCTCGGTGGCGGGCAACTCAATCGTGATGTCTATCTGACCGTCATTCACTGGGGTGAAACTCGTCTGATAAGGGATGAACTTCTCCATCGACTTCAACGGAAAACCGACAAAGGCAAAGTCATTGTCACCGCTCTTGGTCTTCTTGCGAGACACGTTCAATGGCTTCCTGTCGCTCTGACCTTTCCTCACATCGTCAGAATAGGCCACCGTCACAATCAGCCAGGCACTCCAGTTATAGGCACGGTAGAAACCGCCTTCCTTGAACAGATGAATCACGTTCCATGTCGAGGCATCCGTTCTTTCTTTCTCAATCTCCAGTATTTCTGAAATCTTTGCCATATCTTTTATTTATAGTTTTTTCTCTGTGATTCATTCTTCTTGCATCCCCGCCTCGCCCTCTTGGGGAGGGCGGTGGCTGGGGAGCGAAGAAGAATGGTTGTCCGTTCTGATGGGGAACAGACAAGTTACTGAACAGCACGAACCGAGAAACCATAGTACCGATTGTCGATGTTCTGCGGATTGACATTCGAACTATTGAAGTACAAGTTGTAGGCGCCGGAACTATTGTAGAACGAGGCAGACCAGTAGCGCCCGTAGGAACCACGAAAGTAGAGCGACGCACCATTGTAGTAGCCAGCAGCAGGCAAGAAAATAAAGACGCTATGATCAGACTTCTTCATAAACTTCCAGCCGTTCATACCATTGATGGTAGTCCATTCTCTATCGGTGTTGTCGTACAATTCCTTGGTTTCTTCCTTGGTTGGCATACGCCAGTTGCCACCCATGTTTGCACGGGCTGCATCCTGTGACAAGGAGAGGTTGGCGGAAATACTTGCTGCGGCAGTACCATTGTATGTAGTGCTGTCGAAGTTATATCCACTGCCCTCTGCATGGCCTTCGGTGTTACCCCATGAGAAATATAGACCGGGGTCTTCGGGATTCGTGGCACCAACATTACAGGTAGCCCACTTCACACCTGACGGCAAGCCGAGGTCAACGAAATCACCACTGGCACTTGGCTCTTTAATCGTGATGCTCTTTGTGCCTGTCACGGTGCGGTTATTGCTCAACGTGGCAGTGCAAGTAAGTGTCACTTCTACCTCGTTTTCTGTAACCTCGCTCACGGCAAGCGTAGCCTGTCCTGCTTGTTGCGATGTTATCGCAACAACACCACCGCCACCGCTCAAGCTCCACGCGACACCAAGCACCTCTGCCGTGAAGTCATCCGTGTCAAATGCCTTGGTGTAGTTGAAACTACCTGCCTCCTGAACATTGTCAGCACCTGTAATGATGATGGATGAGGGATAGGTCAAAGGCTCAACCAAAATAGTCACATAGTCGCTGTAACTGGTATTGCCGCCTACCGTGGCCGCTGCCCTCACCTTCACCGTGCCACCCGCTGCACTCGTCGTAGTGATGGCACCAGTAGCCGTGTTAAGACTGATACCGTCCACCGTGGCTATGCCGTTCACAGGGTTAATCATCGTGCCGTCCTTATAAAGTTGAAAGACGATGGTGGCACCATCCGTCACAGGAAACAGCGTCGCGGTCACCAGACCTGTGTCTTCAGGCTCTATCTGGCTTTTGTCCGATGCGATGGCTACACCTGTAGGAGCATCAATCACAAACTCGTTGCCAGCGTTGAAGACACTCGCTCCAAATAATGACACAAGTTGCTGATACTCGGCTTGGGTCATGCTTGACAGCGTGACCTTGCCTTGGTAGTCTTTTGTGCCCACCTTGCCCATCTGCAACACCTGGGCTACGCTCATGCCTGTCCAGTTGATACCTGTCAGCGCGAGGGATGAGCTGGCCAGTTCTGCATCCGTCAGTGCGCCAAGCCATGTGTTGACGAATGTCTTGACACTCCAGCTGCCCGTCACGTCACGCAGCGTCACATGACGTAACTGAGCATGCGCAGCAGCAGTGCCGTCACCAATCGTCAATGCACTCACCCTCGCCTTGTTCAACGTCAGAGTGCTGAGTGTGGACGGCAGTTCCACAGCCGTCAATGTCACACCCTCTGCAGGGGCAAACGCCGTCAGACGGCTGTTATTGGCCTTCACGATGCCAAGCGTACCACTGTTGCTGATGTTCAGCTGAGTGATGGCGGTATTCTCCATATACAGCTCACGCAGGTTCACACAGGCAGACAGGTCAACCGTTCCGGCAAGGTTAACCAGACGGCTCAAATCAATCTTACGCAACGTCGATGCACTGTCGATGAGGATAGAAGAAATGCCCTTAGAAGCTACGGCACTCACTGCATCCTTGTTGCCGAGAAGAAGGTTGCTGAGCATGGGAGCATACACCGTGATGGCATCCTTCAAGGTATTGTTATACAGGTTGCCAACGTCACGCAGATAGCTCATGCCATGGAAACGGATTGTCTGGTCACCATCAGAGCTGAACACGGGGGTAGTCCATGCTGTCACGTTGCTGCCTGGCCAAAAACGAGGACCACGATGCACCGTCTGTCCGAAGTCAACGCTGGGATACATGTAGATGGCGGGAGTCAACGTGTAGCTGTTCTGGCCAGAACTTACACGAGTGGCAAAGGCATCTGCTGTCGTTCCTGCAGCAAAGAGACCAGCCTTGTACTTGCTCATCATGTAGATGGCACGCATCCTTATCCAACGCTTCTCCGCAGAATAGTGGTCGCCAAGAAGCTGCTGCAGGGCAATGTTGCGGTGGGTCGTGTAGCCTGTGGCCAAGTGAGCCTGTTCATAGCAATAGGTACTATCGGCATTATACAGGGCAGCACCGAAATATTCCTGGGCACGGCTGAAATAGAAGTCCTGGAAGAAGGCCATCACACTGCCAAGAATACCCAAGGCGGGACGGTAGCCTGTCAGCGCGGGAATGAAGGTCTCACGCATGAAGGTGTCGTATTCGTCGGCAAATGCTTCTTTCAGCGTAAACCAGAATTGAGACCGTCGGCCATTGAACACGGCCAAAGGTGACATGCCGTAGTCTGAATAGTCATCTTCCAACTCTACGCAGTACGGCTTCTTGTCCTTACCTTGGTTCTCGATGGGGAATACCGTATCAACGTCATCCTGTCGCCAGCGAATCTTCATCAACTCATCCAGCACATTCAGCAAATAAGGATACGTATTCTTCACAAGGTTGTCCGTTGCTGCATCAAACTCTACCCATCCAAGGTGGAAAAACGCATTGACGATGTCAAAATGTGCTGAGGCCTCTTTTCTGAACTTCGAGATACGAGCTTTCTTGAACAGCACATTTCTTGCATCATCATCCGCCGCAGCTGCAAGCACTTCCGTGGTGAGATATACAGGCGTGGTAACTGCCCCGTCGGTCGTTTCACCAACTTTGTACTCATGGCCGCAAAGCTGGCTGGAAAGGTTGACAGCTGCGGTGGTCTCGCTCTGAGTGTATTCATGTGTGGCAGGGTTGTAGAAAAACAGCTTGTAGGCATTGCCGCTATCGCCAGAAGACGTAATCCAGTATTCATACAACGTGGCTTCCTTGTACTGAGCCTTGCCCTCATCGGTCGATGTGTCAATGGATGTGATGGTTGAGGCATGGTCCAACAGACCTTGCTGCGTGGCTGGATAGACCGTCTGCCCTACTGTGGCACCCTTCCAGGGCTTGATGAGCTGAGAGCACTCATAGACCAGGTTGTAGGCAGGTTTCCAACGACTGTTCACGCCAGCTGCATTCTTCATGCTGTCTTCCCAAGACTTCTCACCACACACGGTATATTTCTTATTGCTGCTATCAGGGGTGACCGTACTGCCGTTCCAAGGCACACGGAAGTTGGCACTCAGCACGTCATTATCCAGTCCCTCCATAGCAATGGTGTTTGACCCGAACCCGAAAGTTCCCTTGTCACCCTTGTCTGGACCAATTGTGTAGAGGCCGATAAACGTCTTGTTGCCGTCTGCATCCTCCACGAAGCCAACAAACGGATATTGCCAAATGGCCTGACGAGCGGCATCCTGCTCAACGGCACCTGTGGCACGAGCCAGATAGTCGAAAGCCTCACAGCCACCCATCTTGTGACTCTGCATAGAACTTGCAACGTTCTTCTTGCCGCACAACTTTTTGATGGCGGTATGGGTGCCACCGTCAAAGTCGATGGGATCATCAGAAGAACCCTTGAAATTCCAGCGCCAGTATTCCATGGAAGTCGTACCTTGGCCTTCGATGTCCATGTGAAGAGTCTTGTTCCAATCTGTATGGTCACGCCAGTAGGTCTTCAAGACACCGCCTATCTTCTGCCCCTCGGACATGCCAAAGTGAGGGAATGTATTTGTGATAGGTTCGTCTGCGGGTATCTCGTCAGCTCTCCACACAAAAGTATTGCATATCGCACGTACCTTGTTGAAGTCAACAACGCCAGCTTCCTTGATGTCACACTGAGACTTGAACTGCGCTTTTTCATAGAGAGAAATCTTCCAGTTGGCGGCATTCTGTTGAATCTCGTCCGTGGACAAGGCCGATTCATAAGTGCGGATGCCATACCAGTCAACATCTGCGTCTGCATTGTCAATGACAAGGTTGGCATTGACATCCAAATCGCGGTTGTAGGCAAACTCACGCTGCTTCACACCGTTGATGAAAATGAAACAAGCATCGTATGCCTCCCCGGCCTCGCTGTAACCAGGAGCAACAACGATGGCCATGTGGATAGGTTCGGCATCGTCGTAGGCTTTGCTCTGATTATCCTCGTCCTGACTGTTGGCTGTCAGAAGCGTGATTCTGCTGCTCGTCACCCTCAGACCGACAAACGATTCAGGGTGCCCGGCAGTTCCACCGACGGGAGTCAAACAGGTGATGATGGGCGTGTCCTCGTTAAGAACATTACGAGGCTGGAACATCAATTCAACCGTGCGGCCCTCGTTAGCGTTCATCTTGAGTGGCTTCACGGGAAGCTCCATACGACCGCCACCAAGGATGCGGAAGAAGGACACCGCCACCTCATTGCCGCCTATGTCGGTCACCGTCTTGCGCTTCCAACCGTCTGACGCGCTAAAGGAAATGCCTTCAAGCGTTGGAGTGACATAGCTGCCAGTGGCTATATTGAAGAGCTTATCCTTATTGGCTTCGCTGTTGTCACGGCCTGCAGCCTTCACAAAAAGAACTGAGCCGGGAGTGGCGGCATAGCCAGAACTGTTGTTGACCGTAAACGACTCGGAGAGGACTTCGCTGCCATTGAAAGATGCTGACACGTCAAGCTCGAAGTCGTTGGTGTCGGCGCGTTCCACCTCCAGTTCAACATAATATGAATAGACCGTCTCGCTGTCCGGCTCAATATCTTCGGTGGACTGAACACTTACAGCTCCAACCATGGCAGAAAGGTCAAGCGTGGCATGATTGCCAAAGACGGCATAATCAAAGAGGCGGTTGTTGGTGTAGTTCGTCAGATTGTCGGCCTTGTTGTTGGCAAGGAAGAAACTTCCTGCCTCTTCCGAACCTACGCAAAAGACACTGTACGTGAGCGTCTGGGTGGGCACCGAAGTCTGCAGACTCTCGTCGGTGCATACCAGTTCCAGGATGAGCTGATACACGCCAGCCGTGCCACCGCTCGCCATCGGGTGCTCCAATGTCAGGTCATAGTTGGTCAGCATGTTCTCACGCAAGACCGTCTTCGTCACATAGGTTGTGCCATCCTTTACAAGACGGGCATTCAATCTACAATCAACGTTCACCTCAATACTCAGAGGCACACTCCATGTACTTTGCCCGGCGCTTTCGCCGACGGGTTGCCTGTAAGCACTCGCCCACCATGTGTTATTTCTTGGCTCCATATACATCGAGGCCATCACCACATTGTAACGCTGTGACGTGCGGCGGTTGCCTTGGTCATCGCTCGCCATGATGGTGAAGGAGGCTCCGCCACTGATATAGGGACGGATATTCACCTCTATGGCCTTGTTCGGTTCAAACAAACCGATGGGCGTAGATACGGTGCGACCGTTCAGAGTCACGTTGATGGTCAGCGTCACCATGAAACTTGTAGGCGTCTCGTTCCCCTCGTTGTCCACTTCCACAGACTTCACATACAAAGGGAAGATATATGGACGGGAACCATTGATATAGACGTTACTGCCTATGGGGATTTCAAGGAACTTAAACTGAACATTGGTCTTACCCGACATATCCGTCTGGTCAAGCAGCTTGGAAGTATCACCGCCGTCGTAGGCATCTGCATCATCAATGCTATGGAAGTGTTGAAGCATATTGCCCGACATGCGGGAATAGCCGAAACCCTTCTTCAGCTCACTTTTGAGAAAGTTCTGCACACTTTCTCCGGCAAACTGCTTATGCCCGTTACTGGGGTCTTCCATCCAGTCCGTTTCATAATCCAAGATGGGATTATAACTCAGGTCAGGATTTATTTTTCTTTTCTTCTTTGTTGCCATAATTCAAATTATTAAATCGTTACCACTGTGCCCTGCGGTTCTGCCGCTGGCTTTGTGTACTGTGCCCTGCGGTTTTGCCGCTGGGTGTCAGTCATTGCTCCAGCCTTCATCATTATTCCAGCCTTCATCATTATTCCAGCCCTTACTGAAACAGCTCTTCACTGCCTCCCAAACAAGTCGCCCTGCATGGTAGATGGAGGATATGCTAAAGCCCTTGTGATGAGAGCCTATGATGTCAAATACGTTATGCTTCATACTTCCTCATCTTCTTCGTGAACGAGATAAAGATTACCGTTCTTCTTTTCTTCTTCACTGAGCGCATCATATTCTTCCTGTGTCACATCAACGAAAAAGTCCAAATGAAATACACGGTCGAGAAGTTCCTGAATCTTCTGCCTTGTGTAGGTCAGAAATAGCTTACTTATTGGCTTGCTCATAATAGTCCGTTTTTGTTACTATGTCCAGCGGTTCTGCCGCAGGTCTTGTTTACTGTGCCCTGCAGTTTTGCCGCTGGGTCATTCTTCTTCATCATCAAGCAGGATATAGTCACCATTGCTTGCATAGAGAATACCGTCACTGGCACTCAGAACAGTCATAGGGTCGCTAATGACGGAACAGACCTCTGACAGAGTGACCACAAGACCATCATTCACAGCTTCCACAAACAACTGCGGTTCGTCCATGGCCGCTAATGTCAATTCGCTCTGTGACTCAGGAACGACCGAGACATCCATGACGCCAAGGCATTCCGCATCTACCGTAAGCCCAGGAGACAAGGCACTAACGAGCAATACACTCGCTGACACCAACTCTATATTCACATTCAAACAACCCATACTATCAATCTCTGGTACAAGTGTGCTCTGCGGTTCTGCCGCAGAGTTAAGGATTCACAAGATTACACAACTGACAAACGGCCACTTCCTGACGTTTTCCGCCTGTAGCACCCGAATCGTCCACTTGAGCCGTAGCAATCACTTTAACTGCACCAACGGCCAGCACATTAGTATCTACATAAGCGTAGAAATCATCACCAACCTTTGACAGCGAACCGCAGCCTTCAGGAGTAACGACGACATCTTCATGGAAACCGCCTATAGTATCTTCATATAAATGCTCAATGGTTACACTCGTCTTGCCACTGACTATATTCAGCTGAAAGTTGTCTTCGGCCATCGAGAACCCTGCACATTGCAAGTCCACCTTGAACTTAATTTCTGTTCCTTTATAAAATGTGTTCATAATATTTTTATCCTTTTTTAGTGTACTGCACCCCGCTGTTTTGCAGCGAGGGTCAAGAAATTCTTGCCAGCTCCTTCGCCACCGTCAGCAAACCGGCTATCTGCTGTTCTGTCTGCCCGGTTGCCAACGCAACCAAGTAGGCTGCATAGTAAACCACAGCCGGCTTCAACTTCTCACAGATGTCGATAAAGCCACCATTAATAACAGGAATGGGCACATATTGGGCACGCTCCACACTGTCTGAAGACACATGAGGGAAATACTCCAGTACCAAACCGTCCGCATCCTGAACGATGGCAACCACAGGCTTCAATGCACTGCCGCGAACACCTGGATAGGCAGAAAACTGCTGCATATACAGGGGGGAATCTTCACTGATGGCCATCGTTACAGCCCGACGCCAGCTGCTCATCTTGAATGTCAGCAGACGCAAGAAGTCAGAAGGCAACGCGATACGTCCATGCAACTGCCCATCAGGCGTATTAAAGCGGACACCGCCATCAAGCAACTCACGCGGAGCACGTTCCTCAACGATTCGGGCGGCACTGGCAATCTTGCTTTCAATGAGTTCATCCAAGGAAAGCGTGTCAATGTCAGCCAAATCTGCAAGTGCCGTGCTGCTCATGTTCTGGTCAAGAGCAATACGGATTTCTGCCATTAAATCTGAAACATCGTATGTCATATTCCTGCCTTTCTGTTACGGTAATGTGCCTCGCGGTTCTGCCACGAGATTTACACCCACACAAACTTGATGCCCTTAGCCTTGCCAGCCTCTTCAATCTGAGTGCGGTTGCGAAGTTTTGTGCGGCTGATGCCGAACTTGTCAACAAGATAGTCCTTCGCATCATCGTTACAACTCATTTCAACAGGCTTCAACTCAACTTCATCATCGGTAGAGTGTCTGACGGTTTTCCCGTCCGAATCATCACCATTCTGTAGCACGTTGTCACCCTTGGGGACGGGCTGCTCCACATTCTTAGGCTTAGTCTCTACGGCTTTGCCTGTCCGATGCTGTTCCGTAGGCTGTGGCACTGCCGCAGCAACATCAAGCGTGAACAATCTTCCAAATTTCGGATGTTTCTCCAGTCCAGCCTGTATCTTGGCGTTGTCAGTGTAAAATACACTGCCACCACCTGTGACGGGGTTGAAGCTGATGTGTGTCGTTCCTCCTGTAGGAAGTATTACACTCAGACTGACACAGCTCTTCGATTTATATTTCTTCAACATGTCAAATTGATTTTTAAGTTTTTCAGTTACGAAAGAGGGACGGGCGTTTGCTCACGTCCGCCCCTCTGTTGGTTAGTGTGCCTTGCGGTTCTGCCGCAAGGATTGACTCACGCTTTCGTATAAGTCTTGCTGGCTACGTCACTATCAGTCATGCCGTCCTTCATGGCAATGGCCTTAATGGTTGTCGTTGCGCTCAGCGTAATCTTATTCGTTGCATTGTAGGCTGTAGATTCACTGGTAGGTGTGCTGCCATCCGTAGTGTAGTAGATAGTGGCAGAATCAGTATCGCAAGCCAGTTCAACAACCTGGTCGGCAGAAGCGTCAGCCCATGCAGCCGGAGAGAATGTAGGAGTGGCAACCTTCTGCTGCGTCTGCTCCTGAGCCTGCTCCTGAGCCTGCTCCTGCGTCTGCTCATTAGACCCTGAAGCTTCGGCACTTGAAGCCGTGGCAAGGCGCAATCTTGCGTGTGCTTTCGCATAGCGCAGGTACAGGCAGACAACCTCCTGAATAACCACAGCATTGGTGTTGCGAACACCAGCCTTCTTCAAGTCGAGAATGTTGCGACTCCAACTTACGTGAGTCTTCTTCGTCAGGTATTCGGGGTCCATGGCGAAACCGCAGTCACTCATGCCGTTCAGGTCGAACAACTCATGATGAATCGTCAGAATCTCACCGAAGTCTGTCTCCCAACTCTTGAACTTCAGGTTCCATACCTCAACAGTGTCCTTCAGACGGAACTTCTCACTCTTAATCTTAGAGAAAGCGGCAAGCAGGTCACTACCGCAAAGAAGAATCTTACGCTTGTTGCCAATGCCAGTACCGACAAACAAATCCTTACTGATGTCAACAAGGTTCTCGTCGCTGATAACGGCACACTGCTTCTTAGCATCCCATTCACCAACTTCGATGTCCTTACCGGCCATCCACCAAATGCCACCAGTAAACCAGGTATTCATGCCATCCTTCGTAGTGTGACGGATGACATTCTTCACACCCCAAATGAAGGTGTTCTCCTGTGCCAGTCGCATGTCATAGATACCGTCTTCCTCAATATCGCTGAAACTCCAGTCAACTTCCTTGGCGGCAATCTTATCAAACGTCGATTGCTCAACCTGAATCATGAAGTTCTGACAATACTGAATCTCAGGCATCGGGATATTGTTGAAGCGGCCTGTCTGAACGTCCAACTCACCGCAAGCCTTACCCATGCGGACAAGACGGGTGCCCTGTGGAATGGCGGGAAGGAAAATGGTCTGACCGTCAGCTGCCTTGTTGCCGTTCACGGCATAGACTACAGGCATGGAAGTGCTGTCATTACGACCGCAAACACACAGAACCAAGTCGGGGGTGTTCTCATCGTCAGGGTCGTAGGCTACACCCTTATCGTTGTACTTACCCTTAACACCGACTACGCGGATAGTATCGTCAAGCGTGAACAGATTGGCATCGTCAACTGGTAACTCTACACTCGCTCCTGAAACCTGTGCATTGATGGCCTGTGTAGTAGTACAACTGATAGGACGGGTGCCTACGCTGTAATACTTCACCTCGAAAGAGTCGCAACTCTGAGCCTTCGCATAACGCGAAATCTGGTCAACAGGGGTCGCCATCGGGCGAATCTTGATGATACGCTTGTCGATGTCCTTCGTGTAGAAATCAGGGTCACCATCCTGGCGACCTGCCGTCTCTGTTGCAATACCTGTGGGAGGTGCGGCATTACCGCCATCGCCACCTGTCGTTTTACCTGCATCGGGGAGGTTCGAGGCATCAGCCATCATAACTCCCGATGATGCGCCACTAATCAGCGCAATGAATGTGAGCAGCAAGCTCAACATCCATGTAGAAGCATTTGAAATCTTCTTCATTGCTGTTAAAATTTTGATGGGTTATTACTAAAATTAAAAATCACAATATCTTCACTGTGCCCAGCGGTTTTGCCGCTGGTCTTGTTTACTGTGCCAAGCGGTTTTGCCGCTGGTCTTTCCGCAAGGTTTACTCTCGGCTGCTCCTGCGCTTCTCATTGCCACGTTCCCAAATGGTCTTCGTGCCATCGTCGAAGTTGTCCAAAGCACCAAGGCTCGCCCGTGTGCGTCTCGGTTTTGCCGTGCCATTCGTCCCACTAAGGGCTGCTGTACCGTCACCACTCTTGGGCTTGCGAAGCTTCTCTTCCACTTTTGTGTTCTTGCCCTGAACCACACCCTCATGGTTGGCGGCTGTCACGTCGGCATCATGGTTGATGGCCTTCAGTGCCATGTTGATACTCTCAGGAGTGAACTTACCTATGATACCATCCTTGATGATGTTCAGAAGAAACTCCATAGCGGCATCAATCTGCTCGTCACTCATGCCTCTCTCCTGTTGCATCTTCTCCAAAGTGGAAAGGCTCTCCTGCAGATTCTTCTGGTAGGTCTCTTCCAGTTCTTTCTCCTTTGCTACACGCTCAACAAACTCCTTATTGGCTGCGGCTATCTCTTCCTGACGTTCAGGGTCATCAATGGCATCCTTGATGTCGGTACCGAACTGGCGAACCAAACCCACAACGGGGTCTTGACCATTACGCCAATCAGTAAGGAAACGAGCACTGCGAGGGTCGCTCGTAAACATGTCCGAGAAGGCTTTCTCGCGCTCTTGGTAGCCTGCTATATTCTTGTCGTATTCGTCGTAATCATCGGAAATCTGACCAAAAAACGATTCCTCGTCAGAAAAATCTTTGTCGGGATAGCGACTCTGCAAACGCTCAGTCATAGACTGACGTTTACTTTTAACTTGTTTATTTTCAACACCTTCCATATATAATAATGGTTTTGTAAATTTTTCATGGCAAAGATAAGCACCATTTACCATTTCTCACTTTTATCTATTAACCGTCGTTTCCACTATCTTTGCAAAGTGAATGACGGTTTTGCCACCATGTCAACAAAAGCCATGAAACCCCACGGAAGCAAATTTGAATATGAGCAAGAGAGAGACAAAGACCTGATGAGGGCTTATCATCTGCTCATAGAAAAAACAGATTTCATCTCTATGCCACTCATCTATGAAGAAATCGTCAACATGCCGTCGGCTCGCTTTTGGGTGAGTGAAGGACGTGCGGCTATCGTCATTGCATCCATGATGAGAGGCGACAGGCTATCATCAATGAGACCGAACAAAAGGGAAATGTTCAGGGAAATATACAGAAGGGCTATGAAGTTGAAGAAGGAAAAACCGTGGCTCTCTCTATTTGACATTGCTTTCAATGTGGTAAAGCAACCAGCACCAAAATTCTATCTCACACCAGGTTCGGCAAAGGTTATTATCTGTAAAGCAAAAAGGAAATGGTACGAAGAAAGAAAACGAAAACTACGACACTTATTCTGACGGTCATCTGCCTCTTGCTTTCGGCTGTTCAGTGGGCAGCGAGGTTTCCACTCGCTGATGTCGCCATCTATAAGGGTTGTCCCATATTTGCACGGCTCACCTATTCTTTCTTCCATGCATCCATGCCTCATGCACTCATCAATTGTTGGTGTCTGCTTTCCATCGTCTTCATCTACGACATTTCCATCTCATCACTCATCATTGCCTACATCACTGCCGTCACCTTCCCTATCGACACCACCAGCAGTGTGTTCGGCGGTTTTGTCGCCGACGTTCCCACCGTAGGCCTCTCTGCCGTTTGTTTCTCCCTGCTCGGGCAGATTGCATTTCAGGTCAAACACAAACGCCTTTTCCATACATGGGTATTATCCTTCATCGCTATTGGATTCACGCTGCCACCCATCTGTTCCGTATGCGGCTATGCCATAGCCACGCCCAATAACACCATACACATCTACTGCTACGTTGCCGGGCTGTTGGTCGGCTTCCTCAACTCCCCCGCTCACCATGTCAACAGTAGAAAGTAGTGTGTCTGGCGGTTTTGCCGCCGAGATTAAACACATCATAGCCGAAAACCAACGTCGCAATGCGCTGGTATGTGCCAAGTTCAATCCCATCACGGGAGAAGGCTCTATAGGAGAAAGGGTGAAGATTGAAATAGCAGACTTCAACCTTCCTGTTCAGTACATACCAAAGCAAATGATGCAAGTGCCGTTGGTGCGGCAAATCGTAGAGGCTGGTTCTATAGACCAATGGCTGGAAGATATGGGGGCAGAGGTCACAGACGAAGAGCATCACAAGGTTGTTGAGCAACTTGTGCGTATCAGATGCAGATACGACTTTGCCTTTTGGGCGGCTCTCTACGTCTTCATTAAAAACAAGGGAGGGGGTGAAGATGTGCATTTCCGGCTCAATAGGCCACAACGGAAGCTGATTGCACGATTCGAGAAGATGAGGCTGGCCGGAAAGCCTATTCGTCTTATTCTGCTAAAGGCTCGTCAGTGGGGTGGCTCTACGGCTACGCAAATCTACATGGCATGGCTGCAACTCATACACAAAGTCGGCCTCAACTCCCTCATCGTCGGTCACGTCAAGGATGCCTCCAATGAGGTAAAGGACATGTTCGACCGCATGATTAAGGCATACCCAACCGAAATGTTATACAAGTTGGGGGAGGAATACAACGAGAACGAGGCGAAACTGGTAGGGGTTGGAAACAGCGGAAACATACACCGAATACCACAACGAAATTGCAAAATCAAGATTGGAACCGCCGAGAAGCCTGACTCTGCCCGTGGTGGTGACTACAACCTGGTACACTGCACAGAGGTCGGGCTATGGAAAAAGACCGACGGCAAGACACCTGAGCAGATTGTGCGCTCCGCATGTTCGGGTATTCTCCTGAAGCCTTACACCATGATTGTATATGAGTCAACGGCTAACGGCACAGGAAACTTCTTCCATAAGGAATATCTTGCGGCAAAACTGGGAAAGAGCCAGTTTGAAGCAATGTTCGTTGCATGGTACGAGATTGAGCAGTATGCAGCACCCATCACAGCGGAAAGTGTGCCAGGCGGTTTGCCCGTCGGGTTATCACCCGTTGAGGCCTTCGCTGCCTGGCTCTACAACAACCGTCACAACGAGGTTGCAAACTCTGACCGTGAACAGCCGGGTACATACCTTTGGAGCCTGTGGCAGCAGGGCGCAACACTGGAGGCCATCAATTGGTACATTCAGGAGAGGTCAAAGTATTCGTCTCATGCAGACATGGCTTCGGAATACCCGTCAAACGACATCGAGGCGTTCACATTCTCAGGTCGTAGGGTGTTTGCAAATGAAGATGTGGAGCAGTTCCGGCACGCTTGTAAGCCTCCTAAATGGAAGGGGGAAATATACGGTCGTGCAGACGAAGGCGAAGAGGCATTGCAAAACCTACGATTCAGAAAAGAGGAAAACGGCCGCTTTTGGATGTGGCAAGATGTTGAAAAGGATGAAGAGGAAGAAGTCATTGACCGATACCTCGTCATTGTCGATGTATGCAAGGGACAGACAGAGAAAGCAGACTTTGCAGACATTCTTGTCATTGACCGTATATATATGATGGATGCAGAACCGCCTTCCGTCATTGCTGAATGGCACGGACACATCGACATGGATAAACTGGCATGGAAGGCTGCACAGGTAGCGGCATACTATAACAATGCGCTGCTGGTCATTGAGAGCAATACCCTTGAAACCAACAACACAAAGGGCGAGGCTGAGTATATCCTTACGCTCATCCACGATGTTTACGGTGATCAACTCTACGCACGAAAGCAGAGTGCGGAAGACATACGCGAGGGAGTGCCAAGAAAATACGGATTCCACACAAACCCGCTCACGAAGAAGGTTATCATCCACAACCTGAAGGCCATTGTACGTGAACACCTCTATGTCGAACGTGAAGAAGAGTGCCTCAATGAATACCTTACATACATCGAGAATGAGAAAGGAGGATTTGAGGCGATGGAAGGCTACCACGATGACCGACTCATGACACGTGCCATCGGTATGCAGATATGCTACCACGAAATGGACTTGCCTCGCATCATCAAGAAACCACGGCAACCTGTCAACCACAAAAGGAAAAAGGCGGTATCTGCCGCAACAATATAAGTGTTCAGTATGTCGCTGTGCCACAGCGACCAGTTTATAACTCTAAATTCAAGTTTTATGTACAACCCATTCAAACAATTCGTTGACTATCTTCGATACAGGGAAGCGGTCAATAAAGCCGACAAGGCTCATGCTCAAACTGGAGAACGCTACTATGTCATGCCAGCCACCACTCCCGAGGGTTCTCCGTCGGGAATCAAGTTGCTTGTCATGGATAGATTCAACTTCCGAAAGTTGAAGCAGAAAGGCTACATCAACAATCGGGCAAATGTCAGAGACCTCGTTTCAGAGTGCTTCTACTGCACACCATATCGCAATGGTGATGGCTATCTCGATGCACGGGGTAGGCGCATCAAACTCTCTCTCTATTTCTCCTACTGCCAAACAACAAGAACGCTTAGAAAGATGAAAAAACATGGAAAATCAAAAAAGTAAAGAGTGCAAAGCGTTTTGCCCGCAAGGATTAGAAGGCATTGCAACGCTCACCAATGACCCGCTCGCCACCTACTCCCTACATGGTGGCCGTCCATCGAAAAGGGGCAGTCGAAAATGACTGCCCCTTTGTTCTGTATGTTGCGATGCTATCGCAACTCTCATCATGCTGCCTGACGCATTGCACCATAAAGTTGCTGAACGGCTTGCTGGTTGGCACCCTGCGCAACCTGCTGTTGCAACTGAGGTGACAGACCTTCGGGAACCTGACCGTTCTCCAGTTGTTCCTGTTGGCTCTGTATGCTCTGTAGCAACTGGTCGGCAAACGGGAAGTTGCCATTCTCCAACAACTGCTGCAACGAAATCTGGCCTGTCTGCCAAATCTGCATCAGGAACTCATTAGCCATCTGACGGTAGGCCGGGGTGCTGGTGCTCTCGACGATGCTCAGATCAAACTCTACGTCACGAATCTTCTTCGGGTCATACTCTATCTGTGCGCTGCTCCTGCCAGCAATGTTGAACACACGCTTCGTGTCGTAGAACTGCTGCATGTTCTTCACATCCTTATATGCTGCATCAACAACAAAGATAGAGAACGAATCCAGCAAGTCAAGCAATGACGTGGTGGCGTTCTGCTGTTGCTGAGAGTACAAAGTGCCACTGGTTCCGGCTGACGGGGTTCTGCCCTGCAAGGCACCGTGAACACCGCTGATGTCCTCAAAGAACTTCAGTTGCAACTGGAGCAATTCATTGATGCCTATGTTCGTTGAGTTGTTCGCTATCTGCTGCGGCAACGGTTGGCCGTTCTTCGCCTTGATGAGTATCACACCGTTGAAGCGGCTCCACTCGTCGGCTATCTCGTCAATGCTCATGCCCTTTGGCAGACATTCTTCGGGGAACATAAGAACACCCTTCGCGCTTGCTCGCATAATCCAGTCATAAAGCGTTATCAGACGGTTCGTATATCGCTGCTGGTCTATTACGTCGGCAACGAAACTATGTATCTCACCGTCAATGAACGGATAGGCTTTGAATACATACGGATAGCTCTTGTGTTCGTAGGGGCTTTCACCTTCATCCAATATGTCACCGAACGGAGTCAGATAATAGTAGTACCAGTAATCATCCATGAACCACTCGGCTTTAATCAGGGGGATGTCTTCTTTCTGCATCCCAGCTTCCAAGCCTCGCTGCAAGCGGCTGGCATTAACATCAGCCACCATCACACCGTAGTCTTCAACGTCTATCTTGTAAACGTCACCGTTGTTGTAGTCATGGCACCTGTACCTCGGCTTGCTCTCCTTGCGCCACACCTCGATAACCCTGCACCTCGTCGGGTCATTGGTAAACAGAAAATCGTAGTTCTGCAAACGGCTGTACCCGAAACGCTCACACTGAGTAATCAATGCACCACGGTTACGGGCGGTCGCATAGATGGCTGAAAGCCTGTTGTAGTCTTCGGGGCTGTGCGCAAACTGCTGGCACAACTGCTCAAAACTGATGTCGTGTACCTCACCAAGACAGGAACAGTCCCAGCCTCGGAAGTCACGCATGTTGTTGTCGATAAAGAAATTGTTCGGCTGAACATAGTCCGTCCAGCAATCCAGTTTGTCATTGCGCCAGCCATACCACTTACGATGAACAACAAAACCACTGATAAGGTATTCTTCCATCGTTCGCGCATACACCTCGCTCATCCTGTTCATCTGCATGTTACACTGCAAGATGGTGGTCATTGTCTCGCCAAGTTTCTGCTCGTCACGGTCTCGCGCTGTGCAGATAGGCTCCTTCGACTGACTCCGATACACACCAAGCACATTCTTCACAAGTCTGCGAATCAGGTTGTTCTTCAAAGGCACGTTGCCCTGGCTCTTGATGTATTCTTCCTCAGTCATGTCCTGACCGTCCACATGGATGATGTCGCCCCACTGGTCACCATAGCAGTAACGCTTGTTGCGCTCACGCTCCTTCCTGAATCGTGACATGTTGTCCCAAAACTGCTGCGCTTCCATCAGCACATGAAACGCACGACGGTCACCCAGCTTCTTCGCCTCCTTAATGGTATCCATCTCCATCACCGGGCGAACCTTGCTCATAGATAACAATTTTTCTTCTGCCATATCTATTCTTTTTAAATGTTCTCTATCCAGTTACTGTGCCCTGCGGTTCTGCCGCAGGGGTTATTTCACTTCATGCAACAGGTCTATTAACTCTCTCATCGTAGCATACATCTCACCCTCAATACTCTTGCGCTCGGAATCATCGGTGGCTTCCTGAAGGTCTTCGCGGTAATCGTCGATGTCGGCCTTGTATTTGTTGAATAGTTCATATCGGAGATATTCAGGGGAGTTATACAGGAAATCAACCTTTTCGGCCATACCTGCAATACCCTCGTCGGCGGCATCTTTATACTTACGCATCAGCCGTTTCGTCTCTTCGTACTCCTTCTTATACTTGAAATACTCGTTCTGCAACTTCCTGTTGGCCGTGCGCTCGTCACCAGTCTTAACAACACGGTTGGCTATAAGCATGTTGCGCCAGTCAAATTCACGGTTGCCTAATGCGGTCTCGCCCATCTTCTTCAACTTCTCGGCTGTAGTCACATAGCCACCAAACACACCGCTCAACAGATATTCCAACTTCGCAGGATTGATGTCTATTGCACCTTTCTTGAAATCGTCGCCACCAGTATTCTCATTAAGCCACTTGGATGCACCTACCAGCGTTTGGTCAGTATTCTTATAGGCTTTCGTCCATTCTGGGTCGTTTTGGTTCCAAGGGGTTTCTTTGTAGATGGGTAGTCCAGTCCAGCCTTTGTTCATCCAGTAGGCTTCAACAAAGGGCTTTGCGCTGCTCGGAATCCAGGGCGACACGCCACCGCCACCTTCAAGCATATCAAGGGGAAGTATCTGACTCACCTGACTGACTATCTGATAACTCAGTTCCTTGTTGTCATAGTGTTCGTTGCCACTGATAACACCTGATGCCAATTCACCAAGGCCATAGATACTACGGAACTCGATAGGCAAGGGAATGGTCACCCATTGATCGCCAACACGGAAACAGATATTGCTTCTACGCACATATTCGGGAAGGTTATAGTAGGCATTCTTGTCATCATCGTCACCGTCACCGCCTCCCATGGCCGCTGCCAACTGTGGAATGACATAGCCAACGATAAACATCGTTGCGGCTCCGGCAAAGGCTTTGCCACCATGACGCTTGCCAGCACGGCCAAAGTTGGTGAGACCCTGAACTCCTGCATTCCAAAAGACGAAAGCCAAACGGCCACCGCCACCAACGTATGAACCTATTTGGGCAAGCAACTCTGCCCTGTCTTTCTCTGAAAAGTATGTTTTGGGATTGGCAAGAAGTTTGAGAATATTCCTGTCTTGGCCTTTGGAATTAAGCATCTTGCTGCCACTGCCTTTCTTGTTGAAGTTCACACTGACTTCCTTCGCATCATAGATGCTGCGGTCAATGCTCCTGCCCATTTCTCGGCTCGTCACAAAGGCGGCAAATCTCGCGCAGTTCTCTACGCTTCGGTTCAAAAGGTCAAGTTGCATACCAAGGGCTGACCATGCTTTGCGGCTCATGCTGCCTTGCTTCTTCAACTCCTTCGCAATCTCCCGCTTGTGTTCCTCGATGTCACGGACACTGGTGTAGCCTGTCTCACCGCCATTCATCATGAACTGGTAGAACATTTCTTCAAGCCGTTTGTTTCTGTCGAGTGTGCCATGCTCCCATTTCCCAAGAAGTCTTCTCATCATGACGGGATTGGCTACCATGCCGAAGTTCTTGTGATAGCGCAAGGCATAGCGTGGACTCTCCTTAACCCATGTCATGCAGTTGCTATAAAGCATGTCACGGAAGAAGTTACTCACAACAAAATCGGGGTAGCGGGTCGTATAGAAGGCACTCAGGTGACGGTTCACCCATTCACCGGCTTTCAGCAACTTGCCGACAGCACCGCCTTGCTCCACATCGGGATTGGTCAGACCGTTCAATGCCTGGGCGGCACGGGGATTGCCGTTGATGGTCAGTACGTATGTGCGTCCACCTCGCTTCACCAATACTTGATGCTCTTTCATGTTACCTTTCACTACCTTATAGGGGATGCTCTGTGCATCACGGCCTCGTTTGTAACGGTCTGGCTCAGCCTCGGCAAGTTGCTCCATGCGCTGCTCAAACGCTTCCACCTTGCGCTCAACATCGGCTGCGGTGTCACCGTCTTCAATATCGGCAAATACAGGAACCCATTCATCGGCTACAGCATCGTATTCCAGCCAAAGGTCACGAACACTCACCAAGTCACTCGGATGATTCAGCACAAAGTTAAGGAAACGCTGCTTCATCAGGTTACGGTTGCCCTGACGGATGGCGGCATCGGCCATCATGGCGATAGTCGCAACAGGGTCGTCGGCCTTGCTGCTACGGCCTACGGCATGTTTGATGGGACTGCCACCAAAGGGGCCGCTCTTGCTCGTAAGATAGCCGTACACCTCATCACTGGTTGTTTCGTCCCAACCTTGCAGGGGGATGTAATACTGGAACATGTCACGTATCTGCTCATAACGTTCCTTGCTCAACAGACCGCTTCGGTATATCTTTTCCAGTGTGGCATGTGTGGCCTCACGGGTTCTATCCCAAAGGTCGGCAGTATCATAGGCAGCTTCGTAATCATCGACTATCTGCTGGGCTGCATCCTCGGCTGCAAGGACATCATTTTCACCTGTCAAGGCGGTAAGACCTGAATAGTCCTTTTCCCTAAAATTCTGATAGGCTTCGTTAAAGTCGCCACCATTGGCCTCTACCTCACGGGCATCACGCTCGGCAAACACCCTGTTACGCTCCAGTCCATGCTTGGCCATCATGTAATCGGTCAAGGCAATGCGGGCGGCGTTACTGTGTCCGCTGGTTTTGCCAGCGGGTTTCGTAAGCTTGCCAATCTCTTCCAACAAAGGTTGCATGAACCGCAAATAGTAGTCGTGCTGCTCGGCTGCATTGACACTGCTCATCCTGTTCTCCGCAAGATAGGCATTTTCGTAGCCTTCAACATCTTCCATGTGTACCTTGCCTTTCGGAGTAAGAATGGCATCATAGAGCTTCTTCAGGCCAAGCATGGAGTCCTGTACCGCTTCTTGGAACTGGTAAAGACCTTCGGACACCATCTTCTCATAACGGTCACGGGCAATGGCACGGTCACGCTCTGAGAAGTCACCATCGCCATCACGGAACAAAACACCACCTTTTTTACTATCCTCCGAAAGATTTTCCTCAAAAAGTTTGGGATTCTCAAACTCTTCCACTACCTTTGCCGCAGAATTAAGCTCTGGATTATTTGAGGCTTCCGCGATTGGTGCGGAGAGGTGCAAATAGTTCAGGGCTTTTTCTTTATCTACAAATCGGAGAAAACCTTTGTTAATCCATTCAACAACACTGCTGCCACGTTTGCCAAACACACTGCTGACAATGTCAAAATCAACATCTGTCCCTTTACCAATATCTATTGTTACAAGGATATTACCCCGCTCTTTTTGCAACTCCGTTAAAACAGAACGGTTACCGATTCTACCTAAGTTGTCAAAAACAGCAATAGGATGCGCAACTGCGTATGGTAAATCACGAAGTTCAGAAGCATTGAAGCCATGCTTTCTCATCTTCGCGGCAACCTTGCTTCCATAAAGACGAATAGGCTTATCCTCAACCCCTGCAGCAAGTAAAGGTAAAGAAGGTGAGCCCAAATCAAACACATAATCGTCTGATGAAGCCAAAGTAAAGTTAGCCAACTGCTCATTGAATCTTGCATTTACATCCTCCAGGTCACCGCCACTGAACCGTAACACTGTGCTCTGTGGTTCTGCCACAAAGTTTCCACCTTCTGCAACGGCATTTGCCAATACCCTGCTACTGTCATCTATACGGCCAAGACTATGTATCCGCGCACGTTCCTTGTCATAGCTGCTCACACCTAACCGCAGCTGCATATCCATATCCTTAGCCACAGAGAAAGGATTTCTGTATCTTCCAGGCTCCGCCAGATTCTGATAACTCCGCCAGAGAATATAACGAAGCTCATTATCCGACAGTTCAATACCCGTATCTGCAAAATCTTTCAGGCCAAGTTTGCCAAGCATCTTAAAGAACATGCGCTTGATGCTCGTCCACCAGCCAAACATCACATTATCTACAGCATTATAATCAATCCGTTCAGCCAAATCAGCAAGATACTCTTCAGTAGCTATTCTGAAGTCCCACTTATGCCTTGTTGCCAACTTGACAATCCGTGCTCTCACATCAGGTTCAGCAGCCTCAAACACATTATCCAGGAACTGGTCAAAGTTCCTACCGAACAACCTACGCAGACCATAATGCGCCACACCTTCATGCAGCACAGTCTCCAATACGTCGAGTTTACCACTATGATTACCCAGCACAACGGTTATCGTGCCCTTCTTTTCATCATACCAGCCGCGTTTGCCTTGATAACGCTTACCCAGACCTTCGTCCGAATCAAGAATAGTTACACGCCCGGTTAGACCCAGCTTTTCTACCAGTTCCGTGGCTGCACGCCGCAACTGCTTCAGCTTACGCTCCACGTAAGCCGACTGCTCAGCCCGTGTATAACGCCGAGTCGCTGTCCTCGGCTCATAAGAACCAGCCAAACGGCTCAATGCTCCGCCAGGAATGCCTGTGGCAGAATTAACGCCGCTATCCATATCCAACCGACGCTCTGCCTCCAGTGACGGCTCATAGCCAATTGAATTAAGAATGCCGACTACAACATCCCTGATTCCTCTGACAGAACTGGATTCTAATCGAACTCCCCGAAGAACTCTATCACGCCGTCTTTCTCCAGTCTCTGAACCCATTCCAGAAGAGTTTCCGACTTCTTCTTCCTGTACCTCGGGTCGATTGGCTTCTCCATTTTCTTCTGTTCCTTGTCCATAGTCTTTTATATTAGTTTCTTCTTTGCCAAGCAAATCAAGTTCCTCATCTACACGGCCTTTTACCATAGCACGGCTAAGCCAGTAAACGAAATACTCTTCCTTCTGCTTGGCAGACTCGTAGTTTCGTTTGACAAAGTCCCGGCTCACAAGGCCATTATCAGGGGCTATCTCCCAGAAAAGTTCTGCTACAGGGCGCACACCATCACCATACAAGTCACGCAGTACACCATGAATATTCTCGTGGAAGAAAGCCTCCTCTTCCTTACCTTCTGGAACTTTGTCGGCAAAGATAATGATTTTTCCTGTCAAAGAATTATAAGAAGCATATCTTTTTCCATTCTTTAACCAATCTCTTACCTTTTCAACTTCTTCTGGAGTGATTTCTTCCCTTTCCTCTGCTGTAGCACCAAGCAAATCCAGCACCTCATCATCCGACAACTCATCCAGCACAACAACATCAAATGCCTTACCAGAATACTGACTGTTAAGCTCGTCAAAACGTCTGCGCACCTGCGCCACACCTTCATCACGTCCTCCGCCATCCTTGAACCGCACATCTTCATCACCTACCGTATCCTCATCCTCAACCTCTGCAGCTTCATTAACATCAACGTCCTCCACATCGGCATCCATTTCGGCATACTTCTTTTCTTTCTCTTCCAGTTCCTTCTTCATCAACTCGGAATATTCGTCAAAACGCTCATGTGCCTGTTCCAGTTCCTTTTCAAACTCAAACGGCTTACCATGACGTTCACGGACTTGGGCGAGAGACTTCTCATTCTTATCAATGATACGCTCACTACGCTCAATGCCCTCGCGGAAGTCCTGACCACTGATAACATTCTTCACAATGTCTTCAAGACCTTCACGGAGCAAAGACTGGCGAACAGGAACATCGGTAAGGCCAAGGGCTTCACAGGAATAGGTCATCTTCCTGCGAACAGCACTGAACAGGGTGCCTTGGTCTTCCTTGGTCTCTACATTCTGCTCTGTAGTAAACACAAAGTCAATGCCACCGACATTCACCGTCAGCCGACGGGTCTGTGAGTGCAATGATGGATTGTCCCTCAGATCGTTCTCGGCTTCCTTGATGCTCTTGTTATATTCCTTGATGAAGTCGGCCATTGCCTCAATAGATGGGAAGGTCTGCTTGCCTACGGTAATAGAAGGTTCTGTATGTTGAGGCACGGCCTCAACAATAGCAAGGTTCTTGCGGTACTTGTCTAACCGCTCTTTCCATGCCCTGATTTCACCATCTAACCGTGGAATCTCATTGTGGCAATACGTTTGGTCGGCCTGGTACTGCTTCTTCTTGGCCTCATACTTGCGAACGTCTTTCTCGGCCTGGTTCTTCAGCATGGCATACTCAGATCCGGACAACTGCGCAACGGTATCACCAAAAACATCTTCTTCCTCTTCCAGTACACGGTTCTCCATCGAATTGCTCATCATCTGTTTGCCATTCATGATGCTGTCGGCAATGGCTCCCTTCGTCTTCAAACGCTGATAGGCGGTCACGTCCAAACTATCCTCAACACCAAAACGCAACACTCTCACAGGCTTGCCCATTTCTTTATGTAAGTTGCCCTGTCGCAAGATACGGCCATTGCGCTGTGTATAGTCCATAGGACGGTTAGGGGCATCCAAATGAATGAGGGTGTGCAAACGCTCCTGTATGTTCACACCAGTGCCAAGCGTAAAGGTACTGCCCATAATGACACGAATCTCGCCACGGTTCACCTTGTCAAAGATTTCCAGCTTTTTCTTAACGCTCATGCCGCTCTTCATGACAACAATCTGCTCAGCTGGAACGCCCTGCGCTATCAGTTTCTCACGGATGTCTTCATAGAGGTTGAAGCCACTCTTCTTGTTCTGATAATTGTCGGCAAACAGGGCAACCGTTCCGCTGTAGGACTCCGTTTCGCGGAGGCTACGTAGAGTCTGACGCACGGCTTCATTGGTCTTGCTCTGAGGTTCGTCGGCTGCATCACTCACAACCAAACGGGCATCAACGGCTGCTGCCTTAGCAATACCGTACATCGTCAAAGGAATGTGGCTGTTTTCCTTCTTCTCCTTGCCGCTCATCTTGTCAAAATCATCCAACCTCTTCTTGACATACTTCATCACACTGCGTAAAGCTCTCGTCTGAGGCAGATAGATGTCTTCGGCCTTGTTGTCGCCATTGTCATATAACAATTCGGTGCGCGGAATCTTCGTTGGCTTACCCATCTTTTTCCTGTATTCCTCAATCTCCTTCTGAGTCATAGTGTCCGCAACACCTGCCCAGATACGCACAAGCTCAGGAAGATTCACATAACCTGCAAACCTGTTACTCTCCTTGAACTTTCCGCTTGTCGTAAACTCAAGCATTTGTTGAAGGTTGCCGAAGTTCCTCACAAAATCATCGAAATAATAGATGCCGTATTCCTTCATCGTGTCGGCTGGCATCAAGTAACGCATGAAAGTCCAGATCTCGGCTGCGGTGTTGCTGATGGGGGTGCCAGTAGCAAAAACAACATTACGACCGTTGTTCTTTTCCAACACGGCCTGAGTCTTCAAATAGACACCCTGCGCCTTCTTGCTATAAGAGGGGTCAACACCCTTCACGCCTCGCTGCATAGCTGTGGCAAAGCCAAGGTGCTTATATTCGTGGGCTTCATCTACCAAGATGGCATCAATGCCCATATCATCGAAGTTTTCAACATCGTCGGTCTGACGGTCGAGCATTTCCAACGCTTTCACCTCGGCATTCTGACGGGTCACGGCCTCTTTCTTCTCGTCACGCTCCTTGCGCTTGCTGCTGATGGAATCCGTCAGGCCGGCCAACTCGTCTTCCAACTTGTTGATTTCCTTCTCGGCTTGCTTCACAATCCAACTGCTGCTGTCAGGGTCGGCATCGCGCATCTGCTCCAGCACCAGCATCTTTTCCTCAATCTTATCCTGAACGAACTTCATCTGACGCTCTTCACTGTCAGGAATACGCTCAAAGACACTCTGAGGTACAACTATCATGTCCCAATCATTATACTTGATTTTGGCATAGAAGTTCTTTCTGCCCTCTGCCGTGCGGTCTGCTTCTTCAATAGTCAACACCTTGGCACTTAGGTACAACTCCTTGGCACTCTCAACAAACTGTCCGACTGTTGCATTTTGTACAACTATCATGGGCTTCTTTGCTGTACCAAGGCGGCGCATTTCCATCGCAGCTGTTATCAACGTGAAAGTCTTGCCAGCACCAACTTCATGCGCAAGCATCACGGGCTGCAAAACGGCACGCATCGCGGCATGACTCTGATGAGGGTCAAGGGTTATCTTCTTGCTGGCACCAGCAAAATGAATAGGAACAAAAGTATCCTCAATCTTCATGGGCGCATAATTATTGAACATGTCATTATAGATACGCTCAATATGCTCACTCATGGCAGGGTCACTTTGCATCTTCGCTCTTGCCCACTCCTTGAAGTCCTGACGTATCTCGTCTATCTTGTTGGAACAGGCTTGCGTGGCTTCCTTGTCGGTGATGGTCTCGGTACTGCCATCCCATTTCTTGTGCGTCTCGCTAACGGTGATGGTCTTGTTCTGCATGGCGGCTTCAATGAGTTGCGTACCCATGATGGTCTTGTGAAGCAATTCACTCACAACACCCATCGCACGGTTCTTCTGTTCACTAACAGAGTAAGGTGTCCGCATGAACCATGTGCCACCAGCAGAAGTGAAGGTAACGTCAATGTCGGTTTTCTCCTTCACATATTCCTCGTACAACTTGGGGTCTATCCATGAGGAACCAATGCTAAAGTCGATAAGGTGGGCAGGAATGTTGTCAGGAATCACTTTCTCCAGTGCCTTGATGTTGGCATCATACTGGCCGTTGCTGTTATTCTGGGTAGCTTGTGCCAACTTCTCACGCACATTGCCACTCAGATACTCATAACTCACTTCCATCTGACGGGTGACGGGATTTTCAAAGCCAAGTCCAGACCTGACAATCTCGGCTTTCACATCGTCCTCTGTGAGCGTAGTGTGCTCAGCAGTTTTGCCGCTGAGTTGCTCCGTTATCCAAGGAACATCAACCCTACCATAAACATAGATACTGGCAATGATACCATCTTTCACGTTGGTTGGTTCTGGAGCTTTCTCCTTTTCCACAACTCGCTGACTGAAGATGTCGGTTTTGCCAAACTCCTGTATGCGCTTACCTGTCTTCAAGTCGCCTCTCTCGCTGAATTTCTCCAAAGCAAGGATGTTGGCAAAATCAACGTCACTCTTTAGGAAGGAGATAGAGGTGTTCTTGTGAAGATGCCCATAGGTCTTCACAAAATCGTCGTAGGCTTTATTCAGGGCTTTCAACAAAGGCTGCAAACCCGAATCATCCTCAACGTCGGTCTGGTACTGGAGCAAGTCGGAAAGGGCTTTCTTGATACCCTGATAGGCTTCAAAGCACTCTACCTTGCTATGACCCTTAACCTTGTTGGCATTAACGGCCAAGGGAACAGCCTTGCCGCGCTGGGCAATGCACAACTGGCCATTGCTCACAACCATGCTGCCCTCTTTCACACCTTCGCCAAGCTCTTCATACACCACGTCGTGTGCCTCACGGTTCTGCCGTGAGGTTTCAGCATTCACCCATTCTTTACCTGCAAAACTACTTACCCATGACTTCAACAACTCTGCCTGGTTCTTTCCTTTCACGGGATAGAGTGCCTTGCTTGTTGGCCTGAATGTCTCGCCCTTCTCAAAGCCGAAGTGCATTTCGCCACCCATCATTTCAGGATGCTCAACAAAGTAACTGTTATAGTCCATCGACAACTGCTTGATGATGGGGATTTCCTCACCCTTCACGCGCTTGCTCTCCCCTGTGTCATACTCGGCTGTCCGTTCACCAGTGGTGGATAGTACGTCAATGGCATGGGGTGACACCTTGCCATTCACTCGCTTGCGGATAACTATAATGTCAGAAGTGGCACCAGTACCGCCAAAAGTCTCGTTGTTCAGGCGGAAAGCACCTACAACATCAGCACCGCCTTCCTGAATAATCCACTGCCTTAGTCTCGCGCTGTTGTCAAGTGTGCCTGATGAGGTGATGAAGATACCCATGCCGCCCTCTCTCAACTTACGCACATTCTTGGCAATACAGAAGTCGTGAATGTCGTGGAACTTCTTGCTAAGGTCTTTGTCGCCTGTCGTGTCATTCACACGCAAGCCTGTGACAAACGGAACATTGGTAATAGCCAAATCGACACTGCCGTTCTCTACCTGTGTCGCCTCAAAACCCTGCACATCGACCTTCGCATCAGGATAGAGCAGACTAAGGATGTTGCCCGTCGTTGGGTCTATCTCAACGGCATGGATGTCGCTGCGCTCACTCATGTCGGTGGGCATGAGGCCAAGGATATTGCCGATACCAGCACTACCTTCAAGCACCCTGCCACCTTTGAAGCCCATTGCACGGGCTACGTCCCAAAGGGCATCAATCACATTGGCAGGGGTGTAGTAGGCACTATTACGGCTCATATTGGCCTGTTGGTAGGCTTCTTCACCTAACAACTCACGCAAATACTGAGGGGTAGGCTTGCCGTTGGTGTGGGCGGTATAGTTCTCAAAGGCCTTGCCAAGACCACCCCAACCGCTGAACTGACGTAACACGGCCATCTGTTCAGGGGTGGCTTGCTCACCACTATCCATGAGTTGTTTCATCAACTCAATGGCCTTGATGTTGGCATCAATGCGGGCATCAACACCACGGGGAGCGTAGTCCTTGCCACGTTCCGCATGGTTATTCCGTAAGTTCTTGGGGTTGCTCACTGGCGAGAGAGGCGCGTCACTTTTGCCTCTCTCGCTTTCACTGCGTCGAATATTTGAACTGCCCGGCCTAACGGAGCCACGTGTATCTCCGTTAGGCACTCCTGAAAGATTTTCTGTTAACTGCGATACATATCCAACGGGTCGTCCAGAGCTGCTGCGTACTTGCTCATCTCTGCCCTGTACGCTGCTATCTCTTCGTCCGTCATTCCGGCGTTCTTGTAAACCTGAGTCCAGTCCTCCGTTGTCATCTCTCCTGGACTCAACTGATTCTCCCTGCGATAATCCATCAGGGCTGCGTCTATCTTGTAATCCCGCACTTCCCTGTCTATCTGCTCCTTGCTGAAGTTGCGAGCCTCCAGACTCCGACGGTAGTTCTCCACCTCTATCAGTCTGCGCTGGCGCTGGCGCTCCTTCTCCTTGTCCTCGGCTGCTTCGTACTGCCGTTTCAGTTCTTCGTAGTCTATCATTATCGTTTTTGTTTTGAGATTCTACACTTGTGGATTCTTCATTGAAGGAGTTGCCGAAAAGGTCGGGTTCCTGCTGCAAAGATACTCTTTTTTTCTTTGATGGCGTGGATTTTCCACGTTTTTGTTCCGATATCGAGTTTTTTTCTGCAATTTCCCGTATTCTTTGGGTCGCTGCGGTGGCTTCATCAAAAACTTGCAGATTGTCAAGATTCACACTCTTGCCATTGGTAAGCACAATACTTTCTATGTGGGGCTGGCTGAATTGGGTTGCGCTAATCTGCTCACCACTATGCATAACGGCAATAACACCGTAGGGCTTGCCATCGTAGTAAACAACGGGATGGGCATTGTCAAAGTCGGCTTCTGTGGCCGGGCGAAGTGGGTTGGGGGTGGTCTTAGGCTTCGACTCCGCAATCTTCTCTTTGGCTTCCTCTGCCTGACGCTCAGCATCCAGTTCCTTTGTCACCTCCTCGGCTCTCTCAAACACCGTTGGTGTACTGTGCTCGGTGGTTTCGCCACCGAGAGAAAGAACATCAAACGCCCTTACCTCATCATAAGGACTCATTTCCTCACTATACCCTGCATCCCCCACTTCGGGCAACTCCCTTGCACCGTTATAGAAGGATTTCAGATATGGACGGATGGCATCGCCAAGGTCTTCAATCATCTTTTTGGCGAAGTCGGCAAACTTCCTCGCTCCTGCCTCAATATGGAATGCAGCCATTTCTGTGCCAATAGCAAGGATTTCAGGGTCAATGCCCATGTTGAGCTGTCCCAACATCTTCTTGCGCATACGCTCCTTCAATTCCTCGTATCGGTCACGGCTCACCAAAGTATTGTTGGCACCGTACCCATTATCTGCCATACTTCCCTGCGCCTCTTGTGGAGGCTGCTGAGTCAATGCATCGGCTTCCTGTTGTGCATCAACGGCCTCAACATTCTGTGCCTCGTCAGTAGCAAGAGCCATGTCCGACAACGAAAGGCGTTCGTCACGAAGTTGCTGCTCCATTGCATCATTGTTGCCAATCTGAGACAGAACGGTGTCGGCAAGTTGCTGGGCTGTCTCGGCATCACGCATCAGGAAACCACCGTCTTCACGACTCCACCAACCTTTCAATTCCTTTGCCAACTGGCGGGCATTAGTCCAGTTCACTTTATCTTTCAATTCGTCAGGAAACATCACCAACTGCATATCAAGTACTTTGCCGCGCTTGGTAGTATAGGGCTTTGGGGAAATCTGATAACGTGCCTCAAATTCTGGCTCAATAGCAGATTTTTCCGCATTTCCTTGCTCGGATGCAGAAATATCATTACCTTTGCCCTCAGAAACAGTGTTTTGCGGAGTAGCAGTGTCATTCCGCTTGCCGTCAACAGCGGTTCTGTTAGTGTCCGTCGTATTAGCAGAAACACTATTTGAAGGACTGGCGTTTTGCAGAGGAGCTGTGCCATTCTGCTTGCCTTCGGGTTCAGGAACGATGTCAATACTACCGCCTGAAACGCCATTCTTTTTTCCGTAAGCAGTCAGTAGCCAGTTATCCACGGGTTCACCATACCAATCTTTGCTAACGACCGCTCTATGAGTGGGGCTATCAAGAACAATACGGTTTTCGGAAGTACTTACAACACTCATACCATCGAGAACTTCTTGCAAGCGAGTTGCGACATCTGTATGTTTGTTGTCAATATGAGCAAGGCCACGATTCTCGTCACCCCATACAACATCAATGTCACCGACTTGCCGATGATGAAGTGCGCCCTTTGCTACACCTTCCTTTCTTTTTCGTAGGAACGCTATGGCTTCCTTGGCCTTGCCCTTGAATTGGTCATAGATATTGCCGAACACACCACGGCCTACAGGCTGAGGCTCTTCCGATTGTTCCGTAGGCTGCTGTACCACAGCAGCACCCTCGCCAAGTTGTGTGTCACCCAACGTTTTCACGCTCTTATACTCGGCAAAGGGCTTCGTTTTTCTGTGGCTGCTATCTATCCACTTCTTAAACTCGTCCTTGCTTACCTCGGTAATGGCACCAAGACCCTGCCAACCTTCTTCATAGTTGGAGAGATACGCGGCACGGGCTTCGTCTGCGCTACCAAAACCATACATCACCTTATGCTCATCAAATGAGCCATCGGCTTTGCGTTGGTCTATCACATACACATTGCCACTCTCAGGGCTGTCACTGAGGAACACGTCGATATGGTCGCCATCCACACCTTCTGTGCCACGAATATAGCCATAGGTGTTATTCATCCTCTGCCGCCACTCATGACCATTGGCATCAGTGCCGCTTCGCTCAGAGCCACGCGGATTCTCAATAGTGACATCAAAGCCTTCAATCTTCACATGACCTTTCTTGTAGTTGCCGGCATCCTTCTGTGCAGGGGTGGGATTGGTGTTCACCTCACGCTCGGCAATAGCAACAGCATCGGTCTCAACCTGCGGTTCTCCAACAGTGGCTTCCTCATTTTCTACCTCCTGCCCAATGTGCTGCTGTGACACAGTCCCCCCATCAATCTCCATATTTCCCTGACCATCAGCAAAAATCTCCGCTTTTTCTTGCAAGTTAGGATTATTGTTGCTACCTTTGCCAGCAGAAGTTTGAGGAGAGTTTCCTGCTGGCGCGGTTACACCATTTGAAAGGCCGCTATCAACTCCACTGAAATCGGTGTTAGTTTCAGGCTCTAATGCGGGTCGAGTAAAGACTTCAGGTTTACGGCGCGAGTATTTCTTCTTGAAAATGCCCGCGCTGTTTACATTCCAATAGCCACCATCTTTCGACAACTGAACAAACAGGGTGTTGTTATGCTCATCGGAAACCTCTAACAGATACGTTTGATTGTCAGCAACAACACTTCCTTCTCGAATTGTATCATAGTTGCGGGCAACAGCCTCCACAAAATCTTCAACAGAGGCAAAACCAGCTGCACGAATCTGATTACCATGTCCAGCTTCGATGTGAAGCAGTCCATAACCATGATTGGATCCGTTCTCATCTACTATGTTTTCACCAAGACTTAACTTGATAGGAGCGGCTGTCAAACCACTGTCTTCTGTCACTTCACCAAAAGTGGGTGTACCATCTGACGATAAGACAAACGGTTTGTCAAACTCATTGACTTCATTACTCAATGGGGCGGTTACTTTGGCCTGCGCCAAATCACCTTCCCTTTCATCTGTTCGTTCAATTCCTCCTGTGACCTCGCCTCCTTGATTGACTCCGCCAGCAACGCCATTCTCTGAAATGCCTGAGACTGCTGCGGCCTTACGCTCGGCTGTGGCTGCTGCAAGGGCTGCTTGTTGTTCTTCTTCTGTTCCATTTCTCAATAATTGTTTTACGTCGTAAAGTATTTCCTCCTGGGTCTTCACACCACCGCTAAAGATGTCCAACTGACCGTTGGCACTGTCCTTGGCAGCTTGATTGTAGAGAGCAAGGGCTTTCTTCAACAAAGTAGGCCTACCCTCGTTCAGAAGGTCGGCATACATGAGAACCGTCGCATTGTCGAAGTCAGCAACCGTGGCACCCTCGTCAAAAGCAAACAAATTCTGCTGACGGGCAAAACCGCTAACCTTGTCACCCTGCTTATAGCCACTCTGACGGGCTTGATAGACAAGGTTGATAGCCTGGGCCAGTTCGCTTTCGTGACTGTAGTCTTCACCCAACATCAGGTTATTGCTGATTTCTGCCAAGGCAGTAATGACGCTCTGACGAACACCCTTGAAAGACGTTATCTGACGGACTGCATCAGGGTTGCTCTCAAAGGCTTTGCCAATGAGCATGTTTTCAAGAACCTCGCGGCCTTGTGCGCTAATGGTCTCGCCATCGAACATTTCAGCATACTGCGCCTGACTGATGGCACCAGCATCACGCAGTTCGTTGACGGCCTGTGTCGTGGCTGAAGGGTCTGCATAGTATTCCCCAAGAGTGTCATAGGCATTGATGCTCTTGATGATGCGGCCAAAAGTCTCATTGCCGACAACCTTACCAAGCTTAACGGCCTGTTCAGTCTTCGACTGGCCTTTCATCTCCTGCTGGTTGAACTTCGCAAACGTGTCTGCTGTGTAGGGCATAGCCTCATCAGGAACAAACACGACACGAGGATGCGCCATACCTTCCATCTGTTCAGGAGTGAAGCCAAACTGCCGACCATACTTTTTCAGGTGCTCAATGTATGCACCATCAGTTCCGTCCTGTGCAGCAAGCTCCCCGGCCATCGTCCTGCCATTACCAGAAAGGACAATACCGTCATTGGTGACAACGACGGGAGTCTGCAAGGCTCGCTGGTCATATACAGAAGCAATCTGTCGGGTAGTGGCCTGTGCATCCTTGTCACGCTCATAGTCACGGTCATTCACGCTCTGACCGTTCTCATCCATCGGGAAACCTTCATTCTTCACAAACTCCTGACGAGGATTGTGGCTCGGGGTGGCTGCACCACTCTCTACAAGAACGTATCTGCCTGGTACTCGCTCACCATTGGCAAGCACTATCTCATTCCTTGCACCTTCAACCTTATGGGCTGACTCCCATTTCTCACGGATGGCTGGACTGGCAGTGTGAGTGCCAAGGGCAGACTGTTCTTCACGCTTGCGCAATTCCTCGGCCTGACGTGCCTGTTCCTGGGTAACGGCTTGCTCATGGGCTGCAGCATCACGCACAGCTCTCTCCTGCGCCTCAGAAGCCAATACCCTTCCCTGCTCATCCTTGACTTGCTTCCAGTAGTCAGAAACTTGCTGGGCGGCTTCAACCTTCTGCTGCCACTCTGCCGTTTCCTTCCTGTACTTGGCAAGGCTCGTTCCCATCTTGGGCTTGCCGTTCTGCGCTTTCTCCAACGCCTTGTCTGCGGCCTTTCTGTTGGCCTCAACAAATTGGTTGGCCTCGTCACGGCTCAAACCTGCCTCATTGTAGATGTAAGTGTGCGCCCTCTGTGGAGTGGCCTGTGAGAAGTCGGGTTCGGCATCCTCACCTTCGCCAATCATCGGCATAGGCTCATCCACGGTGACCGTTGCCTCGGCGACGGGTGTAGATGGAGTGGCCGCTGACGGCTCGTTTGCTCCGGTCTGTTCAAGACCTGCCTCACCGCCAGCATCGCCACCCTCGTTTTGTACAGGCTGTGGCTCTGCCACTGCTCCGTTATGCTCCACGACCATTCCGTCTAACTGGTCACGGTTATAAAGGTTGATTTGCTTACCGCCAATAGGACGCTCGGTATAAACTTCAATAAGACCGTCTTCGTTTGCCTCGGCTGCAATGGAACCTCTTACCATGCCTTCCTCAGTCTGCAAGGTCACTTCATCATTGAGGTTGTAAACAGGCCTGTTTGCTTCACGCTCCGCTGCTGCCTGTTCCTCTCGCTGGACGGCCTTCTCTTGTACATACTGCTGCAACCTCGCAAGGTTGACATTCTCAGCCATGTTCTGGATGGCCTCGCGGCTCATGGCTACAGGCTCTCCGCCATCCATCGACACGACAACCTCACCGTCGCCAGTCTGTAACACCTGACCCTGTGAGTTGACCGTGCCAGTGGGAATGACCGTCACCGTGTGCTGCTGTCCCTGATCGTCCACGACCTGATAAGTATCGCCATTGTTGAAAGGAAGAACACCGTCAATCTTGTTGGCGGCTTCCTGGGCATACTGCTGACGGATGGCTTCTTGGGCTGCTTCTTTCTCCTGAGCTGCATCAAGGGCTTCATCTGTAGAAAGAACATCGTGAGGGTCTGCAAACTCAATGGCACCAGTCGCGGCATCACGGATGATAACACTCTCGTCACTCTGGTCGTGGTCTATCATCGTGCCATCCTCATTCATCACCAACTTGCCACCAATCACATAAACCTTCCTGTCATCGGTCTTCATGGTGGCCGGATGTATCATGCCATCGTCATGATGCTTCCGGCTCTCAATCATCGCATCACTCATGGCGATTCGTCCGTCAATATCATCCTGAACACGGTGTATCATGCCATCGTATGCGGCTTTGGCATTAACATAATCAATGGCGGTCTGCTTCTCTTCTTCCGTCCAAGCCTCACCACTCCGAATAAAATTCAGTGCGCCAATAGGGTCTGCATCCAACTGGTTAAGCATATCATCAGCGGCAAGCTCTTCGATGCGCTGACGCTGGAACTCATAACCATTCCTGATGTCATTCAATTGCTCATCGTCAGCCTCATAGCCACCAATATAGGAAGCGTTCAAATCACGGCTCACTGCGCCCTGCGGTTCTGCTGCAGGGTTCTCAACCTCATCCTTCGCCTTGGCAGTTGCACCTATATTCCAACCACGGAACTTCAACAGGCGACCGATATAATCCAACGCGGCTTTCTTCTCATTCTCATGCATGGTGTCATCATGCTTGATTTCCATCTCCAAGTCGGTCATATCCTCGTTGCTGGTTCCGTCAATACGCTCACGCAATGGCTTCCAGCGGTCTTCAGTCATGCGATAGGATGCCAACTTGTCTGCTTTCTCCATGTCATGTTTCGTTTTCAGATAGCCAGCCGACTGGATGCCACGCCAACCAACAGCCGGGGAATTCATGAAACCGACGGAGAACAACATGCCACCCCAAATGTCGGCCTGTGTACGACCATCCACTAAATCACTCAGGCTGTTGTCACCTACAAACATGGAGTTGAGGATGATGTTTGCCTCTTCCTCAAGCACCTCACTGGGATAATCCTGAATGCCTCCGCGCTCCAGCACATGCTTCATGGCTCTGCCGTAGCCGTTGGCGGTAATCTGCGACAAATCCTTGCTCACTTCACCAAGGCCAAGCTTCTTAACGAGGTAGGCACCAGCCTTACCAAGCCCGGTCTTTTCGGCTATCCATGAGCCAACGGCACCCAAAGGCTTTTCCATGTGGTTGCCAAGCATTTCCGTGTAATATTCAAGGGTGTTTGCAGCCTCAGCCTCATAGATGGACTGCGCCCATGTCTTACCGCCATCAACAAAGACAGAATTACCGTCTTCGTCCTGTTCATAGTGGCCAAAGTGGTAATCTCCGTTCTCGTCCTGTATGATGCTGCCTCTCTGCCGCTCCATCACGTCAGATGCCGTTTTCGCCACTCCTGTGGTATTCGCCATCAACGTGGCACCAGCAACATCACCAGCCACCGTGCCTGTACTTTTCACCAACCATGACCGAAGGCCTTTCTTCGACAAATCTGTGGCGGTCATCTTTGCAAGTCCTTTGGCTGTAGCTTCACCTACACCTTTGGTAACGCCACCATAACCGCCTGTAAGAAGGAACTCTGCCACAAAGGGAAGTGCCTCGCCTGTAATGGTACCGGCACGAGCCATGAAGCCCTTATCATCACCATACTTCTGCTTGGCCTCTTCATTCATCACCATCTGCCGAAGCATGGTCTCTTCCTGCTCGTTCAGTTCTGTGCCATTCTCCAACTTGTCTGCCACATCATTGCTGGCAAGCGCATCATTCAGGGGAATAAGTCCGAATGACCAGGTGGAAGGATTAGTGACGGTGCGCCAAAGGTTGCGCCAAAAGCCACTGGTGTTCTTGTCTCGGCTTTCCTCCAGTGTAGCAATACGCTCATCAAGCTGACGTTTGGCTGCAAGAAGGGCATCATGTCTCTTCATGTCGGCACGTTCTTCTGAACTATGGCCTCCAGCATAACCACCAGGGATGGTTGACGAATGTATGATTCGACTGGCCTGTCTCATGGTGTATGGCTCCAGTTCTTTCTCCAGTCGCTTGCGCTCTGCGTAGGCTTCCGACAACTCCACTTCACGCTCCGTATCAAGGTCACCATGCGCATTCTCCATACCGCGCTGATGTATTCTTTCACTCCTTTGCGTCAAAACAGGATGTATATCCAGTTGCCCATCCTTTCCAATAGGATAGGAACCAGGTTTCCGCAGCCCAACAGCTGCCTCCATATCCTTCTGCTCCATTGTTGGAGCAACAGGCAACCGCTCAGCCTCTTCCTGAATCCCGGATTTCCTGTCAGACCCATTACCACCAGTGTTCCTGCGCTCTGCTTTCCGTTTAGCCTCACGCCACTCCTTTTCACTGACAGGAGTCTCTACACCATGAATCAGCAACTTATACTTACTATCCCTGATGCGCTCATCAAACTCATCAATCGGTCCTATATCAAAACCCGCATCACTTACTGCCTTGTAAAATTTGCCTCGGTCATCGGAATTATTCATCCTGCGGTCAAACTCATCATACTCGCCAATGTCATAACCAGCATCATTCAGAGCCTTGTACAGGCGCAGCCTCGTATCATTCGCCATAATCTCTACCAGTTTATCTTCTTCATTGTTTTCTTCATTTGTCCAGATTCTCCATTCGGAACTCGCGTCTTCGTCGTGGTGCTCGTCGAAGTCCGCCCATGACGGTCAGTCGTAGTCTTCTCTTCCGTCGTGGTATAACCACCCACACCCGAGCGGGGAGCATATCCACCACCATCAGCCTGAACATTTTTCAACCGAGCCTCAGCCCTCTTCTTTGCAGCCTCAGCCCTCTTTACAGCTTCATCCAAAGGAATACCCTGCTCCAATGCGTATGCCTTTGTCTGCCAATAAGCCGCTTGAGCCTCGTCCTTTTCCTCACGCGCAGCCTGAGCCGCCATATACGCATCAGCCTTTTCCCTCCTGATACGTGTCTCCTCCTCTAAGCGATCCTGATTTTTAGCCTTCAAAGCATCCAGTACAGAATTTCGTGACGATTCACGGTCTGCCTGTTCTGCTTTAATATAAGCATTCGCATACTGCATAGCCTGTTCGTCACGCTCCTTCTTCATACGCTCGTAACGGTCTCTCACCTTCTGAGAGTAACCGCCAAGGTTGGCCATCGGCTGCACACCCCTTGCATGGCTGTAGGCATTGTGGAAAGCGGAGAGCCCGTCACCGATGGCTGCAAACACAGCGTCACGCTTCTGTTTCTTCCGCACCCTCTCCAGTTCCTCATCTGTTGGAGGTTTGTATGGCGAAAGCTGCTGCATCATCTCCACATAACTCATCGTATGGGATGCACCATCTTGCCCATTCTGCTCAATCTTACCATCTGGCGAGCCAGCAGGCGTAACAGACACTTCTTCCTGCTGTATCACAGGTTTCTCAGACATCACGCCATCATCACCAGCGAGAGCCTTGTTTATCGTATCAATTGTACTCATAATAACCTATATCGTTCTTCTGTATGTAGTAACCATGACATGGCCAACTTAACCAAGACCCATCCCCAACCCGGAAGCAGCACCTCCAATTATACTGCTCGCAATATCAAACTCGTTCTTCTTCTGACCAGCCAAATTTGCAAGAGCGTCATCATAACTGTCTTCCTTAAGCTCATACTGCTGCTCATACGCATCCTTCTTCTGTAGATACTGCTGCTCAATGGCATCTTTCCGTTGGTCGGCAGCAGCTGAAATCTGGCTGACAGCATCAGCCATGGCCTGATTGTTACGCTCCTTTTCAGCAGCCACACTTTCGTCCGTACCACCTATGACAGCAGCCTTCCCTGCAGCGGCCTTGTTGCGTTTCTTGATACTATCCTCGGTCAGTGTCAGCAAGCGCTGGGCATCAGCCCTCTGCGTCGCATCTTCATTGTACCGACGGTTATACCAGTCCTCATTCCTGGCCTGGCGTTCTTCATACTTCTTGAGAGCATTTTCCTTACGCTCTTTAAGCAGACGCTCCTGTTCCTCTAATTTCTTGTTTTTACTGCTGGAGCCAAAAAGGCCACCAAGTGCGCCGACTGCGCCGCCTATAATACTTCCTAACATGGTCTTCTGAGTTAAAACATAAAACAATGCGCCAAAGATAATCCATTATTTTTGCAACAAACTTTTATCTTTTAACCCACATGAAAAGTGCCCTGCGGTTTTGCAGCAGGGACAGCACAAGGATATGGCATTAGGAAAGAAAACAGGAGGCAGACGAAAAGGCACGCCCAACAAAACCACCTCATTCACCAAGGCAGTCATTCAGGACATACTCAGCGACTACTACGACACAGGCCTGTTGCGTGAAGACATGAAAGCACTTGAACCCAAAGAGCGAGTTGACGCAATGCTCAAACTCGCCGCATTCGTCACGCCCAAGCCTCAGTCCATCGACATGAGCATCACCAGCAACAAACCCAAGACCATAGAGGACACGCTGGAAGAACTTTCCGAGGAAAACGAGGAATGAACCTCCATCTAAAAACATCTACTTTAGACCAAGCAAACGCCAAGCAAATGCTATAAAAAAACACGGCAAAAGTGGCATTTGCTACATGTCTTTGTAGCAAAATTGTAGCAAATGCTATAAAAAATTGTAGCAAATGCCAAGCAAATGCTACAAAAATGAAAACCATAAAAAGAAAGTAAAAGAAAAGAAAATAAAGAAAAGAAAAAATATTAAGTGTGTGGGAGATGCGCATGCGCGCATCCGCCCCCGCGCACACGAGATTTTTTTGTTTTTTTATTTCGGCAACGGTTAAAAACCCTTTGCCCTTCATCCGCTCGTAAATCACCTTCTTGACCATTCCGTAGTTCTGCGCGGAATGGTGGTCAAAATGGTGGTCAAAACCCCTTGCCCTTCATCCGCTCATAAATCACCTTCTGCTGCTTGTCCAAGTTAGTAATGCGAAACATCACGTTGCACCGCTCCGGCACGTCATCAGGAACAAACTTTACCAGCCCAGCAATAATTTCCTCCACGTTGCTGAAGCCTGTATCTTCGATTAGACCAAGCAGAGCACCACGGAAAAATACCTCACCTCTCATCAGGTATCTCGGTGAGAACCGTTCAAACACATTCGCATCCTCATCCTCCCTCTCTCTCGTCCTGGCACCCTTTATCTGTGTGAAGAACACCAATTCAATCACCTTCTCGTTCAATTCCCATGCAGGGGTGAAGTCCAACTTCAAATAGCCTCGTGTAACCTTGTGCCCCGCAGAGTGATTCATGCCGAAGGCAACCTCCGAGATACTTGCACCACAATCCGTTGCTCCCATCAACCGTGTTCGCACCGTACTTCTCAAATAGCGGCCTCAGTATCGCATGAACACGCATCTCCATATAAGCCTCGTCCGCCCTAAACTTCTTCGTCTTTGCTCGTTTGTAGTGGATGATGCCCTTGAAATAATCTTCCTTCTTCATGTTGAACAAGTCCACGGCATTGATGCCGCCCAGACAGAGCACCATCATTGCCACGTCCCGGCCAAGTTCTGGCAGCGGTGACCTCATCTTGCTCTCTGGAATAGGGGCATTGAAGAAATCGCGGCAGTCTTCAGGAGCAATAGCCAGCTTCTCAGCCTTGTCAGGCCTCGGTATCTGAATCTTCAGCCAAGGGTTGAACCTGATGCGCACCACACCACGTTCTTCATCATTCATCTCCAGCATCGCCGACTTGAATATCTGCCTGATGCAGATAGGATATTTCTCCTTTGCCCGATGCGTATGCTCCAGCGTCTTAATCCAGTTCGCCAAAAAGGCGGAAGTCAGTTGTGAAAAATTCAACCTGTTCGTACCCGCATACCGCTCCAGGTGCTCATACGCATAGCGGTAGTTCCTTGCCGTCCGCTCCATGCCGCTGTCAATCATACGAGCCTCATACTTTCGCGCATATTCGCTGAAAGACACATCACCCCCGTCCTCTTTCAGGAACTCAACCACCTCCTTCACAGTCCAGTGTTCAGACTCCGCACGGTTCAGCCTGTCCATCCAGTGAGTAATTTTCCTCATGCAGTGTTCCACCACATACGGGTCTTTCACCTCCGACTTCGAGGAAAGCCCCTGCTCGTTCACATACTTATCCGTAGGGATATAAGCAACTTTCTGATGCTGTATAACCCGGATGTACACTTGGTAGAAACCATCTTTGCGTCTCTTGCTCGACTGGACGCATGTTTTGAATGTTGCCATAAAATCAATACTTGTATGTTAGTTGATAAAAAACTTGGCTAAACTGTTGGCTAAACCCGGTCTAAACCGTCTTTTTCTCTTGGCTAAACTACAGGCTAAACATTTGCGTTCATTCTGCTCACTTTCTGTTGCCAAACACACGTAACTTCTCCAAAAATAAGAGGGAGCAAAGCCCTGTTTTCCAAGACTTTACTCCCCAACTCATTGATATATCGCATTTTCATCATTCTGTTTCCAGTGCGCCCTGTGCGGCGGCTAATGAACACTGATTATCAATGACTTACGAAAGGACTGGTCAACATTCCGAATGCAAATCATACACGTTCTGCACGTTCTGCACGTTTCTGACTCGTATTCTTCTGCAAAAATTGTCACTTACGTAATTAATTCTGTCTTCATCTAATCCAATCTTAATCTTTAGAGTTACTTTTCTATTTGGTCAACAATCTGGTCAACATCTTGACTGACCATTTTTACTATAGACGCATCACATACTTTAGATGGGATATAATCCCCATAAGCACATTCTGCAAACTTTGTTTGCAAAGTTAATGATTTATTCTGACTTTACGTTCATTCTGCACGTTTTTCTTGCAGAACGTGTATGATTTTAATATATCTTAAGGTGGAAACAACATTCTGTTACCAAATTATTGTTTCGATTAAAAGAAAAATGGATGGAATTTAATGCCATAAGTTTAGGTTTAAGTTTAAATATGCTTATATATATAATAAGGTGTAGTAAACCTGAAGCAGATTATTGTAGGTTTAATCTTTAAGTTTAGAGGTGCATGTATATATACATGGGTAAACGTAAACCTAAACTTTGCAGAATGAAACGACTTTATGTTTCCCAAAAACACATTTTTCTTTTTACTGAAAGATAACAAATCTTTGTATTCTCCCCTTCTCATTCCACTTTCCTTTTAACTGAAGATTTGTCCTCTTAAGATCCGACGTTTCTACTTTCGAAAGACGATGACATTGGGTTGCAAAAGTAACC